GCATGGCCGTCTACCGTCCGGCCGCTCAGCTTGGCGAGGAGTACGGTGCCATGGAGACCGATCGCGGCAAGACGCGCGGCAAGTTCACTGAGCTTGTCTTCGACGTCAAGCACGATGCCTGGGTCATCCCGCAGTACTCGCATGGCATCCTGCTCATCGTGGACTCCCAGGAGAACGTCGGCACCCCGACCATCAAGGTCGAGAACGTGACCAATCCCACTGGTGAACCCACGATCACTGGCATTACTGTGAACCCGACTGAAGTTAGCCCTAATGTTGGCGACCGCATCTGGCCGAGCGTCACTGTCGAGGGCACCGGCTCGTTCGACAAGGGCTGGACAGCCGAGTCTAGCAATACGAACGTTGCCACTGTCAGCCCTGATGGCGTGATCACTATGCTTTCAGCTGGTACTGCAACGATCACCTTCACAGCAGTTGGTGATTCCTCCAAGACCGCAACCATGGCTGTTGAAATACTTCCTGGCGGCGGCGGCGGCAGCAAGGTCTAATCTAACCCACTGACGCCATCGCAGGGCGGGTGACCCTATGGCCGCCCGCCCTGCTCTTCTATATGGAGGTGACACATGGCAGACTACGATGCGGGCGAGATCACCGCGAGGGAACGCAAGGCAGCCCAGAACCAGACCGCCACGTCCAAGCAGAACGTCCGCGACGTGCAGAACCAGCTCAGGCGACAGCTCGCGAACTACGACTTCGCCGACGCGCAGAACCGTGCGCTCGCGAATGCACAGCTGAGGCAGAACTCACGCAAGACCAGCGCCGACCGCTTCGAGGCACAGCGCGACCTGCAAGCTGCCACACTCGGCCTGCTCGGGTCCATGGGCTCGGCCATGAACGGCAGCTCTACTGGCAACCTATTGCGCATGCTGGAGTCCAGGAACGACAAGGAGAACAACACCTACTGGGCCCAGCTCCAGGAGAACCAGGATCAGGTCGAGAACGCCTACAACGACAGCGTGAACCAGAACCGAGTGGCACGCAGGGACGCCATGCAGAGCGCCGAGAAGGCCATCAGGGACATCGAGGGCGACTGGCGCGCGAACATGAACAACATCAACCCGAACCTGTTCCCTGGCGCCACGGGCTCTGTCGGCAAGGACAGCGCCGTCGCGTCGCAGACCGCATGGAACGCTAACAACGCCAAGCAGAACAACGCGCGGATGTCCGGCTATGTGATCCCCGACAACCGTGGCAATGGCACCAGGCTGCTTCCCACGGGGGAGACGCTTCCCGACTACAGCATGCACATCGGCGGCTCCCGCAACGCAGTGCGTGGCAACGCGAACAACGAGGTAAGCGGCGACTACTTCAGCCAGCTTATGAACAGGTTCAACAGAGACGAACAGCGCATGAGGAAGTACCCCGCCAACTCGGTGAGGAACGACTTCACGCCGGCCGACTCCAGGAACAGCAGGATCTAGGAGGTAACAGATATGGGAATGCCATTCAGCGAAGACGTGATCACGCTCATCATGGGCCTTGGTGACCCATGCGAACCCGGGATGCACGGTCCCATGAAGGAGCCCTGCCCCACCGATGACGCGGTCGGGCTTGTCTGCAAGATCCGAGACATGTGCGACGAGTGGCTCCGTTCTGCTGGCAAGTGCGAGGACACGGCCAAGGACGAGGCACCCAAGCCTGCACCGACAGAAGTCGGAGAGGATGGCGAGTAGGATGTCCCGTGGACTCACGATAGCCGATCTCGTCCAGCAGGTCCTATACGCGGTCTACAAGGTCCGACTCGACGTCAGCGACAGCGAGGAGGGCATGTTCCACTGCCACAGCGACAAGTTCAAGGAAGTCGTGATGGAGGCGAACTTCGTCCTCCAGGAGCTCCAGAAGGAGCAGGACTGGAACTTCCTCCGCGAGCGCTGGGACATGGGGCATGCCTTCAACCCGCACCATGGCATCCAGGAGTTCAGGATCCCCGACGACGTGTACAAGCTCTGTACGGGCTACGGTGACGCCATCCGCCTCCACCATCACAACGGTGGCTGGCCCATCAGCCAGGTGCCCATCGAGGAGGCACGGACCGGCAACCGGCGCTACGTGGAGATGTTCGACGAGTGGGGCGAGATGAACGTGGACAGGCTCGGGCAGCGTGCCTTCGTCGTCGGTGACGTCCTGACATTCAACCGTCCCTGGTTCCCTGGCGAGATCGGTGGGCACCTCGAGACCGACGTCATACGTTGCATCGAACCGCTGCACATCTGTGACAGCTCCTGCCCTGACCACTGCCCGCACGCCTATGACGAGAGGGTGCTGACCTGGCTGCCCGACCCGTACTACATCGTGGTGCGCACGGCCGCCAAGCGTGCCGAGGCGGATCCGTCCGTAGCCGAGCGCGTGCAGTCGCTCACCGACGAGGGAAGCAAGCTGCTCTCCGCCATGCGCGAGAACGACTCCGCACACACCACGACCGACACCTACGAGACCGCCGTCCTCGGCTACGTCCCCGTCCTGTGATTGCGAGGTTGACCCATGCCATCAAGGAGATCGTCTGGTACCAGGGCCCAGGGTGGTGGCAGGACGCCCAACTCCGAGCCAAGGCTCCAGGTGTTCCGTGACTTCTCGGGCCTGAACTTCGAGCACTCAGGGCAGATGAACCCTGTCGTCGTGGTCGACGGCAAGATGGACGACAGCAGGGACCAGACCGACCTGCAGATGAACTACACCTTCCTGCAGAACAACGTCTCCGTCGCGTCGAACAAGACGCTCGAGACGAGGGACGACATCGTCAACCTGTTCGTGGCGAACGAGGCTGAGTTCACCGGCCCGGTGTGCCTTATTGGCCCGAAGCTCTACATCGCCCAGTCCGACGAGAGCGTGGCTGTATGCGACCTTGACGAGCGTGCCGAGGCCGGTAACCCAGTTGTCGTCACCGACACGCTCGAGTTGTCGAACCACACCTATAGCCAGCACAGGTGGACGTCGCTCAGCTACTATGACGACAAGCTCATAGCCCTCACGGAGGAGAACGAGCTGTGGACGGCTGACATCCAGAACAGGTACGAGGCGCAGGAGCTGGAGAACGCGGTCACGGTGCCGGACCCTGTGGGCAACTTCGACGGTCACCTCCAAGGCAAGGGCACCCTGTCCCTTGGCATCACGGCCACCGACGAGAAGCCGTTCAGGATCCAGCTCGCCTACACCTACGTGAACAAGTACGGTCCCACAAGGGTCTCCCCGAGGACCACGTTCTACGCCAACCACCCTGTCAGCGAGTGGCACGCGGGCTGCTACCTTCACATCCTCGCGCCCACCCCCGTCCCGCAGGGGTATGGAATCAAGGCTGTCGAGCTGTACTACGCCACCGACAATGCAATGGACCTGCTGTTCCTCGGCCGCATCGACCTCGCCCCAGACGCGGTGTCGTGGTCGTATAACTGGTACGGCTACCTCGATGCCACAAGCATGTGGCCCATGGCCAACCTCATCGCGCCGACCGAGAACTACACCAAGGGAGTCAACGCCTCCAGGGCCTGCAACATCGACGGCCGCATGTACTTCTGGGGTGACACCTCCGAGCCACAGCGCCTGTACATCGGCGGCAACCCTGGCAACCTGCTGAGCATCAGCCCTGGCACCGGCGGTGGGTTCGTCGACATCGAGCCAGGCACGGGCCAGGAGGTAAGGCACGTCTGCAAGTACAAGACTCAGTCTGGCAACTCCATCGTCACCATGCTGTGCGACTCGCCGAACACCAGGAAGGAGCAGCGCTTCAACCTGGTGGAGAACAGCATCTCGCTGTCCAACGAGCAGAGCATGAAGTCATGGCAGGCCGAGCAGGTCGCAGGCGCCGTGGGATGCAAGAGCTACGATGGCGCCGTGGTGTGCGAGGACGGCCTCTACTCCGTCAGCCGCTATGGCCTGGCGCTCACGACCATGACCATGGAGTACAACTCGCAGATCCAGACCAACTATGTCAGTGACGCCATCAAGCCCGTGTTCGTTGATGCCGCAGACCGTGACACCAGGCTCTCCAACGCGATGCTGCTGGAGTGCGACGGCGTCATCTACATGGCCATGGGCGCCTCCTCTGACAGCGAGGGCAAGCTTGACAACGTCCTGTTCTGCTATGACATCGACCTCAAGGCATGGTGGACGCATACGCTCGACATCGACTCGCCCATCCTCAACCTGTTCCATGTCGACTGGCAGGGGCAGCGTGAGGGCATCGGCATCGTCACGTCGGACTCCATCTACATGCTCCCGACCACTGCGAGCGACGACGACACCCTGCGTCCCGAGCACGACTTCCTCATCGAGACCGCGCAGCTGTCAACCCAGATGCCACAGCAGGGATGGCAGTACCTGAGCCAGCTCGAGTTCCACTTCGACTACCTGGTCGGCAACATGACCATCGAGGTCAGGATGATCGACATGTTCGGCAGGGACATCGTCGTGAGGAAGGCCGTCAACGAGGGCGAGGTGTCATATGACCACGTCGTCCACATGCGCATCGACCAGCGTGTCATGTCATACGTCATCACGATGACCGGCAACGCAAGGTTCCGCATGACGCACTTCATCGCAAGGGTGTACACGATCTCCAACAAGCTCGGGCAGGTCTGGGGCTTCGACGACAGCATCTCCCACCGTTCTGCTGGCAGCGTTCATCCTACCTTCAAATGTTACAATGACGTCCGTAGGGCGATCTTCACGTAAGGAGCTTGGCCATGGGATACCGAAGGCCACGTCGCCATGACGAGAATCATGGCATCAGGAGCGTGATCCCCGTCGACAACGGGACCATCACGCATCTTGCGGTCCCCTGCTTCTATGATGTCGAGGGGCACCCGTACCCGCACCTGCACAGGCTCGCGCACGACCATGCCGGGTGGCCCGAACCAGACAGCCCGGACCTGTCCTCGCAGGTCCCCGACATGCCAGGCCATGACTGGGACTATGACCCTGTGGACCTCAAGGCCCAGGGATACGACTCCGTGCAGGTCTCCATCATCGACCAACCGGAGGGGCTGTCCATCACCGGACAGATAGACGGTGACATGGTCCGCCTCATCATCGCGGCCAACTGCGAGGAGGCGCAGACCGAGTGCCTTGACGTCCGCTTCGCTGCCTACATCTCCGGCAATGCGCCTGACGGCAACGAGGACGGCGTCGAGTCCCCGCTCATGGACCTCGTCTGCAAGGGCATCGTCCACATCATCGCCGGCCCGACGGCCGAGAGCTCCCAGTGGGTGACCCCCACGGTGAGCGAGAGGATCGAGGAGTCCGTTCTCAGCCATGTCGACGAGGAGATCGAGAGGATCAAGGAGGGCATGGACATCCCCGCTGGCGGCACAACCGGCCAGGTGCTCTCCAAGTCCTCCGACGACGACTATGACTACGAGTGGACCACGCCCAGCGGTGGCTCGATTGACACCGCATACGAGCTCACGAGGAGCGGCGTCAACGTCACGCTCGTCGGTGCCGACGAGTCTGAGAGCTCCGTGCAGGCGAGCCAGGTCAGCGCCGCGATCGGGGCGGAGGACAAGACGGCCGGCAGCATCAGGCTCGTCGGCGGGACCGGCATCGCGCTCTCCACTGACGGCGACGAGGAGAGCCGGGACGTCACCATCAGCCTCGGACAGCTCGACCCGCTGCTCGGGTACTACCAGCACAGCGGGTCCTACTCCATCGTGAACGCCAACATCGACTCGCCCGTCAACGGCCCGCACATCACGATCCCAGCTGGTACATACGTGTTCGTCGGCAACTGGATCTTTGGTACTGGCAAATCCACTGGTGGCAGGAACATCGACGTGGGCTTCCGCTCCGGTTCCACTGGTGGCTACTGGGGCGAGCACGTCCGCATCTATGCGGGCGCGAACAACTATGCAGCGCTCAACGTCTCAGCGATCAGGTCGTTCGACAGCGAGACCACCGTCTATCTGGCGGGCAGCTCCTCGATGCAGACAAAGACCGCGGAGCGTGCGTGGATCACGGCACTCAAGCTAAGGTAAGGAGAACAGAATGGACAACGACAAGTACATCGTCATCGAGCTGCAGACGCTCTCTGGTGGCGGCGTGGCAAACATCGTGACGGCCCATGACACGATCAACGAGGCGCAGAGCAAGTACCATGGCGTGCTCGCGTCCGCTGCCATCAGCGCCGTCCCGGTCCATGCGGCCGTCCTGCTCGACAACCATGGCATGGTCCTCGAGAACTATGCCTTCGAGCACAAGACCGCGGTGTAGGGGAGCATGACATGCATTGCTATGACGACGGCATCCTGCACTCTGGCAGGCCACGCAAGACCAGGAACCCGGACCTCATCAACAGGGTTGACGACGACATCGATGATGGCAGTATCACCACCAGGAAGCTGGCAGACGGCGCAGTTACGACCGACAAGATCGCCGACGGGGCCGTGACCAAGGACAAGATTGCCGACGGAGCCATCACGATCCAGAAGCTCGACTACCACAACCTCTACAGCAAGCTTGCCCTCAAGACCGACCTTGCGATCCTTGCCCCGATGATCGTCGCCGCTGACGACACCGCGCTCTCGATCATCGATAACATCGGGTACACGGGCACGGTCATCAAGCCCGTCGGCCTCGCACAGTATTCTATTGGCGTCATCGAGCACATCGTCATGTGCTGGGTCACCAATCACGGAGACCATCCAACGCTCGAGATCAGCACCCTCTCGTATGTCTATGACACCGAGTCGAAGGGGATGACAGCGTACTCCATTGGCCGTCAGTCACAGATCACAGGCGTCGTCGGCGTCGACCCCGAGTGGTCCGTCATCGTTCCGAACTAGAGTAAGAGGAGGCTGCCAATGGAACCCTACCAGTACTTTCTCGCCCCCATCCTGGACATCAGGGCACAGGTGGCGATCATCGCACTCATGGCGCTCGCACTGCTTGACGTGCTGCTCGGAGTGTTCAACGCGATGTTCATCAAGCACAACTTCTCGTCACACGAGTTCCGTGCCGGCCTGATCCGAAAGCTCGGCAACCTCTGCATGGTGGTCGTTGCTGACATCATCGACGCTATGCTGCTTGGTGGCCTGGACCTCGGCATCCAGCCTGTGCTGCTCACCATCACGGTGTCGCTGTCGGCAATGGAGATCATGAGCCTGCTGGAGATCTACGCCGAGATGCATCCGGAGATCTCTGACACAGATTGGTACAAGATGCTGCGAAACTCCAAGCAGGGTCTGCACAAGTAAGGAGGCAACAACAATGGGATTTAATCCTCTTCCTACCCCCACTCCATCCTCACCGATGTATGTTCCATCGTTCCCGTTCTATGACGCGGAGCCATACTGGCCCAAGCGAAACAGTGGTTCTGGCAGTGGTGGCAGCGGTGATGCCAACATCGGCGAGATGTTACCGTACTACTATCAAGTGAGTATGAGAGACACTGCACACTTCTTCCTGTCGACGAGCCCGTTCACCGATGTGAGCGGCAAGACAGTTGAGCAGCTCCAAGATATGTCAATCTCATGTACCTCTGCAAGTGCGACTAGTGTAGTCGATGTTCATGTGTCAGACGGCCTTTACTTCTGCTGCCTGCTGAAGACTGAGGGAAGCATGACCCATTGCAAGCGTGTATCTTCTGGTTATATTCAAAACTATGAGTGGGGTGCCTACTCGCTTGATGGCGACAGCTTCGTCTATGTCACCGGACCGGCCAATGTTGGCCTCACTGAAGTGACGGGGCCCATCATGATTACTGATATCAGCCCCTTAGCATGAAAGTACAATGACAATGCCTGACGTATTCCCATTCTATGATGCAGAGCCATGGTGGTACAAGAGAAGCCATGGTTCCGGTAGTGGTGATGATGGCGGTGACGGCGGCGATGATGACACCCTGCCACTGGTCGGATCTGCGATCGTAGGAACTGCCGTACTTGTGAATGTCAATGAAAGAGGACTTCAATGAGCTACACACCAATCAACTGGCAGACGGGTGACACCATCACTGCCGACAAGCTGAACCGCTGTGACAACGGGTGGGGAACCGAGAGCACGCAGTTATTCAGCGAGACGGTCACAACGACCGACACAGGTCACGGCTTTTCTGCAGGGTCTATAACCTATTCCACCACGATTGATGCCGCCTTAATCACCGTCACGTTCGACGGCACCGACTACGAGTGCCCACGCATCGACATCGATGGCAGCTACTTCTACGGCGGGTTCTCAACTGGCCCCGACTTCACAAATTTTCCGTTCTTCATAACTAGCGGTTCTGAGGGCAACAAGCTGATAACGCAAACAGCGGGTGCACACACCGTTGCCGTCGTGGGCGAATTTGTTATGTGCGGGCCTACCTTTATCGATGCTGTGTCAAGTGTAATCAAGCAGCTACAGATAGCACCACTATGGCTAGAGCAGGGTGTAACGACCAAAGACGAGTTTGATGACGCATTAAATAACTACAGAATCATATGCTTCGATGCTGGCACGGGCATACATTATGTGTCAGGCATGACGGGTTCAGATATTGTCTACGTACCAGAGGATGCGAATATCAGGGCTTACTTTGACGTGCTGAACAACACCTTTGCAATCGAGTGGTCATAAGGAGCACGCCCATGAGCAAGGTACTCATAATGTACTCCAAGCTAGCATGAAAGTACAATGACAATGCCTGACGTATTCCCATTCTATGATGCAGAGCCGTATTGGCCCAATGGTGGCTATGGACACCATGGCGGAGGAGACGACTCCGGCGGTGCTGCCGCGACGACCGACTTCTACATCATTAGTGATGATATTATTGCTCTTGGAGTAGTTCGAGATATCGACTTAGATAATGATTCTCTTCCAATTTGCGAGAAGCTTGAGTCTGAGCTAATGACAACTGAAGGCGGTGAAAGTTGTATTCACTATAAGAACTGTCCTGTTGGTGCATGGATTGTAGCAGTAGATGACCTTGGCTTTACTGGTTACCTAGTACCTGCTCTAAATTATATGCCTACAATAACCTCTTATTCTCATGGCTCTAATAATAGTCATCAATTTTGCCCTAGACCGATAGATGGTCTTTATATCGTTGGCTGTCCTGGTGAACATTCTAAATAATCCCAACCTCTTCCTTGACACCCATGCTTGCACGATGATATAACGTGGGTGTCAAGGGAGGACCCCAACAGGAGGACCCAATGGCACTCTCAGTCCCAGAACGCATAGCACAAGTGGCAGAGCACTTCGCCAGGCACAGCTCACATGGCTACTCCCAGCCCAACCGTGGGACCGGTGGCACCGAGACAATCACGCTCAGCGACGGCAGCAAGGTCAGCGTGACCAGCTCTGACGTCGACTGCTCCGAGATGGTGCGCCAGTGCGTGAACGGTGGTCTCGGCAGGAAGGCCATCTCCTACATGTGGACCGGCGACGAGGACGAGAAGCTCAGGGCACAGGGGTTCACCCGCATGGCCTACAGCGCGTCCAAGGTCCGTCGTGGTGACGTCCTCTGGGTGAAGGGTCACACTGGTGTCGCCCTTGGTGGTGGCAAGCAAGCTGACGCACATGGCGACGAGTACGGCGGTATCACTGGCCCCAACCGTGGCGACCAGACGGGCCATGAGGTCGAGATCCGTGACCTTCGCTCCTGGACCTACATCTACCGCTATGGAAAGAGTGACAAGCCTGTGGTCGCAAAGGCGGACTTCACCGTCACGGCCATCGAGGAGCGCAACGTGCGCTACAAGCCTGACACGTCGAAGAAGGCATACGTCACCGGCCATCTCAATCCCGGTGAGTCCGTGGTCTGCTATGGCCTGACCTATGCCGACGGGCTCGCATGGGGCGTGTACAACAACTACAATGGCAAGGTGCGCTATATCGCTCTTGAGGGCAAGGTGGCTGTCTCGTGAGCTACCACAAGTACGACCTGCCCAGAAGGACGGTGAGCCCGTTCGAGGAGATCGCCTCCATCGGTTGCCTCTCAATGATCGTCACCTTCCTCGCAGTGGTCGTGATCATCCTATGGTGCCTGACATAGCCCTCATTACCAAGGAGCGGAACTGTCCGATATGTGGCAGTCCGCTCCTTCCCTTGCATGACTCCGACACGACCACATGGGGCGTCCGCACGATAGACCTGCTGTGCGAGAACTGCCTGCATGTGGAGCAGCTTGTCACCGTGGTGGCAACCGAGGAGGAGAAATGCAGTACTACCCAGCGCAGAACCCTTACATAACCAATCCCTACATGCAGCAAGCTGTCGCAGCTTTGAGAGCCATGCCATCGAGGTCATCGATGCGGTGAGCGCCTCGCTCGGCAGGCCTGTGTGCGTGAGGGGAACATGCATAGGAGGGTGACATGGAGATAGTCGACCTGTCCCACAACGACGACCTGCTCGCCGTGATCAAGAAGTGCAACACGAACTTCAAGCAGCTCGCGTTCTCGGCTAATCAGAACCTGAAGGCCCAGGGAAGGTCGAGCGACAGCAGTGCCGAGGCGATGGTCGCTGACGCGATCAACGAGATAACCAACGTCACGGTGCCTGCGGAGGTGTCAGCGCAGATAGCGTCCCAGGACATCCCCCAGATGGTGAGCGACGTGGTCGCGGCCGTTGCCGTCGTGCCACCAGTCGGCTCCTACATCATGGCGCAGACCAACCCGTCAAGCACGTATGCCGGCACGACATGGCAGCAGGTGGACACCATCAGCACTGACAGCAGCACCATCATCCCGTTGTACCAGAGGACAGCATAGCGTATGGATAGGACTAAGATAGGACTAGGATAGGACCAAAGGAGGACATCATGAGAAGCAAGAAGGCAAAGAAGGGCAAGGGCGGCGGCTTCAAGCAGGCCGTCAAGAACGTGATGAAGGGCGGCAAGTACGACGAGGAGGCAGCTGGTGCCATCGTTGCCAGCGCATCTCGCAATGCCTCGCCTGCCGCAAAGCGTCGCAATCCCAAGCTGAAGAAGGTTCGCTAGGGTAACCATTGTTACCGACCTTCTGTCGCAGGTTTAACACCTCTGCCAGCAGATCGGAGCGCTCCTGGTTTACAGGCATACCTGTCCCAGGGGCGCATTCTGTCCCCGCTTACGACCCTCAGCTGCCCTTGGGTCACCTTGTCACAGGTGGAGTCAGAAGCCCTTTCGGAGCCATCCAGCCGCACACTTCGCAGGGAGCGGTGGTGCTCACCGCATGGCAATGCCCTGCATCACCCAGATATTCGTCTCGCCCTGTGGGGGATCCTTGTTCCGTCTGGGAACGGGTTGGTTCCATGTAGTGACGGATTCCCTGGCCAGGCCGTCGATGACTATGGTATCATATGCTCACTGGCTGGGCCGGTGGAAATTCCACCAGTTCAAAGGATGAACCCTCGCAGACCTGTTTAGGTGCGAGGGTTTCCTTTTAGAAAGAAAAGGGGACCTGGTTGCAGCAGGTCCCAATTGGCAAAGACCACAAGCCGGGCAGAGCCATGATCTATGTCATAGATTATACAGCTCCTGCGGCCTCTTGTTGTGCAGCTTTGAGAACTTACTCGGGCGCATGCCTGGTGGCATGTCTGCCCATGTGGTCTCCTCCTCGTCCTCCAAGTCCCAGCTACCGTAGTGGCTTGGCATCCTGGTCCTCATGCTGCCGTTCGTCTCAAGGTACGGGACCTGAGCTATGAAGTCTGCTGCATACCTGAATGCGTCCATGAGGTGCGAGTAGCGGTCGTGCTTGGGCTGTGCCGACCAGTCGTCGATGGAGGACAGCTGCCGGTACTCCCAGTTCTCGAAGCACTCCATCAACCAGTCGCATCTGGTGCTGTCTATGATGGCGTTGCCGAGCAAGGCACGCCCGCGGTTGATCCCGTCCTGCACGTAGGTCCTGTCGAGCTTGTGCCACATGATGTTCGGGAACATCTGCCTACACTCCTCGATCGGGGAGCTGCGCGAGCCAGAGCGGTCGGAGTCCCATGGCAGGCAGGCTGCCCTGATCAGGTGGAAGTACTCCCTCTGCGCCAGCTCCTGCACGCACTCGACTACAGCCTTGCGGTTGTCCTCATACCAGTCGAGGATGAACATCCTGCCATTGATGTACTGGAAGATGACTGCGCTCGTCCAGTCCGTCTGCTTGTCCTTCGACGAGATGTCCCATGCCATGTAGACTGGTTTGCTGGTGTCGAAGTTCGTCGGGCAGTATCTGCCCTCTTCGCGCACCCTCTCGATACCGGGGAACACCAGGCCCGCGTTCACTGCCAGGAAGTCGCACATGTATTCCTGGCGGAACATGAGGTCATTGCCCATGGCTCGGATATATCGCTGGCGTATCTCCTCTAGCAGCTCGTCGCTGAAGATTCTATTACCATCTGCATCCAAAGCCTTGTTTGCTGGAAGATAATCGACGAATGTCCTTCCATGCTTTCCTGGCCAGGCTTCCGGGTCGGACTCTCCTGTCAGCGCCAACAGCATATCGGCGGCAGTGTTGTTCATGCCACGCGGAGTGAAGTTGAAGTTGACCATGAAGTCCTGGTTCATAGCCCTCTTGCTATCAAAGATTGGCATAAGGTAATCAAAGGCATTGCGCCTGTAAAGGCTGAGCTCTGATATGAAGAAGTACTCATATGACGAGCCGATAAGCGTCTCGTTCTCCTTGAAGCCGATGAACTGGATGATCGAGTTTGCCTTCTCGTCATTGCCGTTCATAAGCTCGACGACTCGTTTGGTATCCTGCACATCTATCAGGTCACTTGGGTAGTCACTCCAGAACTTCCTGCCATCGACGTACTTGTTGAAGATGTTTCGATTTACCCATAGGTGATTGATGCCTGTGTAGGCAGTCTGCGTTCCTGGGTTTGTATAGGCGTTATATAGAGAGAACTCGATGTCATCTGTATCTTTACCAAGCTGTCTACCCCAAAGTTTAAAATAGTAATCATACTCGCCGGACAGTCTTCTTGCCCATGCATCGCTTTGGTATGGGCGCGGTTGGTAGTATCTGGGTATCTTCATCTTCTGCTCCGAGGAGGAATCGTATGGAAGAGTGGCATGACATTGATGGCTATGAGGGATTCTATCAGGTGTCCAACACTGGGAAAGTTCGCTCTGTCGAGCATCGTGATAGGTTTGGAAGGCTATATCCACAGGTTGAACTGACACCTGCTGTCAGCAGAAATGGCTATCTTATGCTACATCTCAAGGCTGGTGGTCATAGGAAGATGGCATTAGTTCATCGTCTTGTCGCTTGTGCCTTTATATCCAATCCAAAGGACTATACGGATGTCAATCACATCGATGGTGATAAGACCAACAACGATGTCAGCAACCTTGAATGGTGTACGCATTCCTATAACCAATGCCATGCCTATACTACTGGCTTGAATCATGGCAGTAAGAAGCTAGGAGTTGACGTGGTAAGAGATGATGGTGTGGTCTACCACAGCTACAGAGATGCAGCCTTAGCAAACCACACCACTCATCCGACAATCAGAAAGAGATGCTTAGACGGCAAGGCTGTGAACGGGCACACCTTCTCTGTTGTTACTCGAAGCTGATCGACATGAAGTCCTCGCATACCTCGTCGACCTTCTGGCCATCCTGGATCTGCCTGTCTTCCTTGCAGTCGTTCGCGCAGCTTGCGCAGAGGCAGGTTGGGCAGTCCTCGTGCGGGCCGCACAGCTCGTTGAAGTCGATGTCATTCTCCTTGCAGAATGTCTTGAGATTCTCGCGAGCCTTCTCGATCTCATCGTCTGCAGTGCGACAGAACTCGGCAACGTCTTCCGCATTGGGGCCGACGTTCTGGCACAGCTGCAGGAGCATCAGCTCGATAACCATATCAACAGCCGAAGTCTCGTCAGAGTCAGCGAACTCCTTCTCATAGAAGTCATCACACAGCTGGCTCATATCCTCGGGATCAAGCTTGTTTGCCTTAGCTGCCATCTCCTGTGCCTTGTGTGCCATAACGACAGCGACTCCCTTTGCCATGGCAATGTCGCCAATAAGGTCGTCACCACTATGGTTACCAGCCACCAGACGGATGGTATCCAATGCTGACATGACGCCATTGGCCGTACGATACTTGTCGGCTGTCACTTTGAGCTGAGATACCAGATGTTCCTTTGCGCCGAGTGCCTTCTTGTCTCGGTCCTCGTACATCTTGGAGATGTCCTTGGCCTGCTTCTTGGCGGTCTCGTTGAGCCCTGCCTCCTCGGTCATAAGCTTCAGGTTGCGGTCCTGCTTTGCCTTCTTCTCGCTCATCCTAGATCGTCTCCCTTCCGGTCTCCTCGTAGTGGATGGCATAGAACTCGTCCTTGCGGTCGTTATAGATGACCTCGACATAATGGCCGTGATCATCATGGATCTCACTGGATGAGCAGAATGCCTTGTACCCACCAAGCACGAAGGAGAACATCACCACATATGTGCTAGCCTTGCTCACGCCCAGAGTATCTGCTGCGATCTCAATACAGTGCTCGATTGGTTCGCTTGCCTTGTATCTCTTCTCCATCTCCCTGTCGTAGGCCATGGCCTTCTCTGTCTCTGTCATCGCCTGCTTCCCTTCATCTTGGCAAGCAGCTGGTCCTGCTGCCATTCCATTGCCTCTTCGATCGACTTGAACTGCGGCCTGCCCTCGCCCTGCTTGCCGCTGCCGGTGCTTGGAGTGTCGAGCGCGGGACCGGACGGGGGCGCGGCCTGCGTGCCAGCCTGCCTTGCGAACCGGTCCTGGATCTTCTTGACCTGTCGATTGACCGCAGCCAGCGCCTTGTCAAGGTCGCAACTGTATGCCACGACGTTGCCGTCCTTGTCAGTCACCTCGTAGTCCTCGATGATGGAATCGAACATGGAGCGGCGCACGGGGTCCAGTGCCTTGTACTTCGGGGCGAACTCGATGACTGCGAGGCGACCGCCCTCCTGGTCCATCAGCTTCTGCGAGTACTCCTGGCAGGTCTTGTTGAACGCATCGGCGAGCTCCTTGTTGTAATCGTCGACCCACTCCTGCGCCTGCCTGCGCGGGTTGTCACCGGTGAACTCGCGACCAGTCTCTGGGTTGTAGAAGCGGGGCACGCCGTCACTGTCGCGCTTGCACACGTCCGGGTCGTTGATGGTGGCACCAAGCTGGTTGCCCTGGTGACGGACACCGTTCTTGATGTATGCCTGCGCCACATTGGTGATGGTGCGCTCGCGGATGTCGGCTACGAAGGACTCCCGGTACTCCTTGATTTCGTCCTCAGATAGGTCGATGCCATCCCAATCAAGCTCCTCATCCTCTGTGCCACCATCTCCTCCAAGATCACCTGGTCCTCCAGGGACTTCCTCAGTGACAGCGCCGTCGTCACCTTCAGGCGCATTGGTGTCCGCACCTTGGTCAGCCTGGTCGGCAGCGGGTAGCTCTCCGCCATCTCCTCCGTCGGCACCGGGAGCTGCCTCAGCAGCAGCCTCGTCCTCCTTACCGAGCGCAGCAAATGCCACAGCCCAAGGGTCAGCAGTAACCTGCTCCACCTTATCCTCAGGCGTCTGCCCAGTCTCTCCAGCCATCGTCTTCCTCCTTTGCTTCCTCTGCCTCCTGCGCCAGCATCAGGCGCAGCCTCTGTATCGTCATTCCCATCCACTGCTGCCTCAGCTTCTGGTACACCAGGGACCTGCGCGTCCCCAGCTCCACCTTCCCCTTCGGGTTGATGGTGGTCGTCAGCATGTCGACCATCGCCTCCGTGTCCTTGCAGGACAGCAGGCTCGTCCTGACCTTCGTCAGGAACGAGTTCATCTGCTGGACTATCCACTTGTACTCCTCCAGCCTCTCCGTGTCAGACAGCGGGTCGGTGAGCCTGAGCGCGTCGTAGGTGTCATTGAGGCTCTCCCAGGACGCCACGACGTCTATGTGCCTGGTCTCCTCCTCGACCCACTCGCGAAGGCTACCAGCCGATTCCTGCCTGGGCATCGATCCGCTCCTTGCGTTGCTCCTCCTGGATGATCGCATGGGTCATCGGGATGTTGGCCGCCAGTGTCACGCCGTCGATGTAGGACATCAGCGGCTTGCCCGAGAAGCGCGGGATGAGGTTCGGGAACACCTGCTGGATGAGGGTCTTCAGGCCGTACAGCTGGATGATGGTGTCACCGATCTGGATGGGCTTGGTTGGGAACGACCAGATGTAGCCGCGCTCGCCGGAGTTACCGCGCACCACGGGAACGAGGTCCTTGCCGATAGTGAACGTGATCTCCGTGCCGATCTTGGGGAACGTGGTCTTGGCCACGACGTGCTTGGTAGTGTCACGATGGACGATCTCGTAGTCGCCCACCATCTGCGTCACGTCCTCTGGAGCACCGTAGATATGCTCGCCGGCCTCGAAGTCACGGACCACCAGCTCTGGCCCGAGCACCTCGTCGAACGCCAGGTTGCGCTTGGCGTCGGGTGTCATCAGCGGGGTGATGAGGATCGTCTTGCCATACAGCGGATGGTTATGGACATCCTCGGTCTCGGGCCTGTCACCGCCCATCGCCTTGCGAGGCTTGGGCTTCCTGGGCTCGTTCCAATCCTCGCCCTTCAACACTGCCGCGATGCGTGAGCAGCGGTGCTGGTAGGACAGGCCGTCGGGCTCGAGGCCGTGCTCAGCCTCGAGGCGCTCGAGCTCCTCCTTCTTCATTGCTGTCATTGTTCCTCCGATCTTTTAAGAGTAACTAAGTACTAGGACCTGACTAAGTATTTTACTCGTATGGATGTCGATGATCTTTGACTTTCATAACTGTGTCAGAAGAAACCCCAAGCTCCTTTGCGAGAGCATAGGCAGACTTGTCTGATCGTCTGATCATTTCAACTTGCTCATCATTGAGGGCACGATTGTCACCATGCAAGGACCTATGACATTTGAGGCAAAGCCACGTCACTTCGAGTGGTCTGTCATATGAATCGTGGTGTGCCTGGATAACATCAGACTTGCAACCACAGACGCTACAGCAATCTGGTTTTGTCAGCTTTCCTGACTTCAATGCCCGTGCTACTGCAGACCGTGCTTTTCTTTTGTATAATTTGGATTGGTCCATGATGCTCTCCTTCCAGCGTCATGCGATATGAGGTCGAGGTACTGGACATGCCTCGGCCTCTTTATTCTATCACGCCATCATGCATAAAAAAATGACCCAAGGCACAAGTGCGCCTGGGAGTCGCGCACTCATGCCTTGGGACCACTGATCCAACAGGGATCTTTGACGATTACGATTATACCGGATTCATGCGCTGCGCACGCTCGAGCTCGTCAATAATGTCGATCTCGTCTAGACCCTCGCTTCCCCTCTCCGTCGTGATGGGCAGGAAAGGCCTACTCATCTTGAACAGCATCCAATCAGTCTCGATCTTCGTGATGGTAGCGATCTCGTTTTTCAGGTCATCACGCGTGTACTGTATGACAAACAGCCTATTCGATCCCCTCATGCTCGGGTTGAACAGGACGAGATATGCCGTCTCGATCGAGTCGAGCAAGGCCATCGCCGTGGCGATCTGCCAACGCTCCTCAATCTGACTCTTCTCCGTATACGCCGTGGCAATGTGCCTGTCGGGCGAGTAGCACTTGACCTCCGCCAGCATGGTCGGCATCTGCGAGTTCTCGTGCAGCTGCGGGATGTCAAGCGCATCTGGCGAGAAGGCTATCTCCCTGTTTGGTAACGAGATGAGCTCGTCGTCCCAGTGGAAGAACATCTGCCTCGTCGCACCACGGTTGATGAACCAATCGTTCAGCGCGTCGATCGCATAAGGTTCAAGCAGATGTCCGCGTGCAGCAGCACCATAGGACCAGCAGTCCTCCCCAGTGAGGATCACTTGCTTCTTCGCCATCATCTTGAGGTAGTCCGTGTCGTCCACCTTGCGGGACCTACCGGTCTTGGTGAACGGGATCAAGGTCTTGATGTCGCTTGCCGTGAGATACTTCTGCCTCTCGATCAGCCAACCAAGGTCACACTTGTGCTTCCAATCCATCTAATCTACCTCCATTCACAGCTTGTGCTTCAGACGCTCTTGTCGCTTGTCCCACTCTTTTGCCTCCTGTTCCCACCTTGCCTTTAGGGCAACGGTGGTTGTGTGCTCCTCACCATATGAGTAGCCAACCACAAAGCCAACACTAAGCGACAGGACAAGCGCCAAAAGGTTTGTTATCACTTCACCCATTTGTCTCCTTCCTTTGGTAAAAATGGTAACCGACCGTCTGTCAGCTCCTGCACCTGCACAGACGATCGGTCACCTTGGTTACTTACCGCGGACGTTCCACCATATCATGCCGCATACCATGCACTCTGCATGGTCGTCCTCAAAGAGGAGCGCACGCTTCCCGCATCGTGGGCACTTGATGATCTCTATGTTCATTAGAACGGCACGTCATCGTCGCCATACACATAGCCGGAGCCCACCGGATCAGCGGGCTGCTCGGCCGACACCGTCTCTACGGCAACGGGACCACCGAAGGCCTGGCTTGCCATAGCCTGTGCGATCTGCGGGTCCATGCCCTGCGGGTACTGTGGCTGCACAGGCTGCTGGTACTGAGGTTGTGGTGCAGGCTGGTACTGGGGCTGCGGCTGATACTGCGGGGCAGGCTGATATGCAGGCTGCGGCTGATACTGTGGGGCAGGCTGATATGCAGGCTGCGGTGCCGGCTGGTACTGAGGTTGCTGCCTCGGCTGCTGTCGTGGCGCGTTCACCTGGCCACCACTGACCGCGCTGTTGGCCAGCACCTGCGGCAGCTTGAACTCTGGGGGCAGCGGCATTGACAGCTGGAACGGGCCAGCCTCGACGAGCGACACGAACCACGGGCGCGGATTGCCCTGGCCATAGCGGCCCTCCTGCGTCTGAATGCAGATGGTCTTGCCGATGAGGTTCATCATGTCGGTGTCACCAGTCAGATGGAAGAGGTCCATGTGAACGCTCTTCTTCTGACCCATGCGAGCCTGCTTGCCGGCCGGCTGGAAGGTGAACGTCTTCAGTTCGCCCTGCTCGGTGGCAAGCGCGAGACGGATGTTCATCTTCGGGTTGCCATCAGGCCAGAACTCCGGTGCGCCCGGCTGGCCGTTCATGGTGAAGCCCATCTTCTGGACCTCCTGGATCGCGACTACCGTGCCGACCAGCTGGGTCGAGTAGCCTTCCTTGTCAGGCTTGCTGTAGTTCCATCCGTGGTTGGATGCGCCACCTGGGTTGAGTGCCATTGTCTCATCCTTTCCTGCTGACCTGATACCGTTGCATCTCATCCCATATCTGCGAGGTCAGCTTCGCAGCCGGGATGCCATTCGACACCTTGTTCTTGAAGTACACGGCAGCGTTCACCGCGTTGCCCATCAGGTCAAGCTTCGCGTATGGGAAGTGCTTGACCGGAATGAGCCGGTCCGTCATGAAGTACAGGTGGAAGCTGCCCTGCTTCCTCGGGTCCTCCAGCGTCATGGTCATGTTACGGAACTGGCTTCCGAACCTGATCACCTGTTCGTCTCTCGTGCCATGGCCGACGCCATCTATGTCCATCACTATGAAGTTCTGGTACAGCATGTTCTGTCCGACCCACCTGACCGGGCTCAGCGCCTCGGCGTCGCAGCGCAGCATGAGGTTAGGCTCGTAGCCTGGCCTCCAGCCCCACTGCATCATGGGCCTGTTGTCTGGCGTGCATGGGAAGAACCTTCGCTCGCACCCCTTCCACCCCTCCGGCAGCAGCGGGAAGTCCTCGAGCCTCATGCCGTCGAAGCTGGGCTGAGTCGCTAGCCTCAGCGACGGCAGGTTGACTGGGACCTTTGTCACCATGGCAGTCGGGTTGATGCGCGAGCCGGGCGTCCTTCTGCGCTCCTCGAGCCGCTGCTCGAAGATTGCCTGGCTCACCTGGTTCTTGAAGGCGCCGTCCTGCCAGGACTGGATGTCCTTCGCACGCAGGGGTATGCCCAGCATGGTGCAGTGCGACGTGACCTCCTCGATCGTGTAGCCCAGCCTGCCTGCCCTGAACATGCCGAAGTACGGTGACTGCCCGGCAGGCAGTATCTCGTCGAGCGACTCTCGTGGCATCATCCCTCCTCTACTCTGCTCTCGGTCCACATCACATCGGCGAACGTGTCGATGTAGATCATCGTCCATCCGTTCGTGCCTCCCCATTGGGAGTTCGGCAACCATACCTCAGCGTCGGCGAACGCACGCCTGTACCTGACTATGACCAGTGCGCACCTGCACTTGGAGTTCCTGCCCTCCTGTAGTGTCTCCCTCTTCCAACCGTCAAGCCTCGACCTCGGGAAGTTCTGGGTCTGCTTGCCAGCCTTGACCTCGAGGGTGACCTCCTCGCCACTCGGAAGCAGCATGCGGAGGTCACCCTCGTCAGCTGACCCGGCAAGTGGCTTGCGCCTCGTGGGCAGACCGCTGGCAGTGAGGTAGTTGGCCACCCTCGTCTCTGCCGCCGTGCCCTTCTTCTTGCTCGGGTTGGACATGGTTACTCCTTGTTGCTGTCCATGGTCGCATCGATGTCATTGCAGAGGTCATCGACATCCTGAGCCAGCTTGGTTAGCGAGCTCATGACATCATCACTAGTGGTAACGTGTTCCGTAGTCACGGCGTTATCATCAAGGATGCTGGTGATGCTGCTGTCCTTGTCAGAGAAGCTAGCGAAGAATTCCTTGATCTTGTCGACGTTCTCCTTGGTGGCAGGGATGACCATCGTGTCACCCATCGGCTCGTCGTCCTCCTTCGTCATGCCACAGACATAGGCAATGGCATTGACGACGTCGGCCTCGTCAAGCTTGAGCACGTCGCCGAGCATGGGCGTGTCGAACTTGTACAGCTGGTCGCCGCAGTCGATGACGAAGTCCTGCGTGACGAAGTCGAGCAGCGACTTGAACTTGTCGAGCATGGCGTTCGCCTTGTCGGCAGTGGCCATGTCATCGATCTCGTCCATGAGCTGCATGGCCTCCTTGGCCTTGGCGTCCATGATGGGCGTGTCGACCGTGAACTTGCGGGACTCACTGTCGTCGATGGAGCGGCGCTTGAACCCGTCGAGACTAGGCATCGGCGTGGCCTCGGGCTGGTCCATCAGGTACGCTGCCTCCTGGACCATGGTCTCCAGGGCGTTCGCCTGCTGCACGATACGGTACTCGGGCAGGACGATGTCGCCGTCCTTGGAGACGAGCAGGCCATGATTGAGAGTGAGGTCGGACTTCTTGTACATCTTCATGGTTCGGTTCCCTTCTTCTATGAGGGTTGTCATTGTAAGGCCATGCCATGGTAACCAGTCACGGCATGGCCCTTGGTGCCTATAGGAAGATGATGAACTGCACGGGCATGACCTTGATGTCATCGGCATGCGCACGTGCCACTTCAGTGTAGTGTTCCGGGTCGATCATGTAGTCCCAATCAAAGCGGCGACGATAATCGAGCACTGTCTCGACGCGACGACAAGTGGCCTCGTCATCATCAAGCGGATCAATGATGTGCTTCTCAATCAGATCCTCGATCACTACGTTCGCATCAAGCCCAAGCATGTACGCTGCCACGGTGAGGTCTACCGCCACTTGGTTGCGATAGCCTTCCCTGAAGTTGCCATGCATGCACTCGTAGACGATCCCATTGAGCACATCGACGTAGTCCTGGATGTCGTCCTCGTCGCACAGGCACTCGTCCTTGGCGATCTCGATGACCATGGCTAGTCCTCCTTGTGTGCGTCATACCAGTCGGCGATCGTTGCACGCTTCTCCAGGAACTCCTGCGAGAACGACTCGAACGCCTCCTGGCTTTCCTCGCTGTCGAACAGGCAGCCCGCGTCGATGCACTCGTCGATCATGTCAAGGTAGAACTTGGCCATGGGACGGGTGTCGAAGCCACGATTGTAGTACTTCACGACGCGGTCGAACTGCCTCACCCACTTGGCTACGGTCCACATCACGCAGTCGTGGTCGCGCAGTGGGTTTGGCTGTGCGACCTTGGGGTCACCTACCCGCATGTCGTACATGACGTGGTGCTTGATGTCGTAGCCCTGCATAACGATAGACATGTCGAACGACTGCAGCACGCCAGGCGTGTCCAGAATGGGGACCCAGCGACCATGGAACCTGCGCTGCTTGTAGGTGAAGTTCAGGATGACACCATCGCAGAAGAACTTGTAGGTGGTGATGCCTATCTTGCGATTGAGTCCTGCCTGCTTGAGGCGTGCGAGCTTCCATTCCTCCTGCTGGCGCGTGCGCTCGGTGCCTGAGCCAGGCTCCATCTTGAGCGCATAGCGTGCCATCTCGATGGCGGACACCAGCTCGTCCACGCCGAACACGAACACGTCGATGTCTGGCACGGTGCCCCAGCCCTCAGGGTCAAAGCCCGGGAGCATGCAGCTGCCAGTGATGCAGCCATCGATTGGCAGGGTCTTTACCAGTTCGATGGCGTCAGCCACCTTCTCCCTCAGCGTGTACGGCTGTCCATCGGGGATGAACAGCTCACGCTTCTCCAGCCATTCGTGCATGGTGCTGCCGTCATATGCGGCAGGCTTCTCCATCAACTCGAGCATAAGTTTCTCCTTTCACTACTCGAGGTTGTCGTATCCGCCCATGTTCATCATGCGCTCGACCGCCTCAGCGATCTCCTCGGGCGTGCCGGTCCTGCGGATCCTGGCGAACTCCTCCTTGGTGAGGCCACCCTTGCGCTCGGCCTCGGCAGCGGCATTGATGAAGTCCAGCATGCAGCGGCGGCCGGTCTTCTTGTATCCGTTGATTGGCATGCGTTGCCTCCTTAGTCCTTGATGACCTTGCACCAGCTGGTGTCATACTCCTCGAGCGGCTGCCTTGCCAGCATGTGGCACCACTTGGCATAGCCTGTCTTGAAGCCGTCGCCTCTGTCGTTCCACCAGGTCATGCCGGTGTGATAGTGATGCACGTGCTCCACCACGGTTCCCTCAAGGCTCGGCATGTCCTTGCTGTAGTAGGTCGGTGTGTCGTTGTCGCCGAAGCTGAACACGTGACCATAGTGCTTGCCACGGATGTCGTTGGACAGGATTCCGAAGAAGTCGTGGGCCTCGTTGCCATAGCCGAACATGTCACGGATGCGCTGTGGGTCTGGTAGGCTGCTACCCATTGGATAGAAGCGGCTGTGCGAGGACGTGATGATGAGGTCCGCCGACAGCTGCGTGCGCAAGGTATCGATGAGCGCGATCATCGTGGCGCTGATACCACGAGGGATGCTGCCACTGACGTCAAGGATGATCAGGTTCGGCAGCTGTCCTGCGCAGTCGAAGCGACCGACCGGGATGCCAAGCCGCTTGTTGTAGCCCTCGCGCCAACGCATGCCGCTGCCGATGTTGATCTTGATGCAGTCGAGGATGTCGCCGATGAATGCTGGCATGAGCCGCAGCCGCTGCAGCACCTCGATGTTGACGCAGCTGCTCAGGTCACCGACGTAGTCCTCGATGTCCAGGTTGTGCGTCACGACCATGTCGCCTCCGCCACCATCGAACAGGCGCTCGTCGCTGCTGGCTATCGAGGACTCCATGAGCATGTCCTCGTCTTCGTCCTCGTAGACGTCGACCATGGACATACCCTCGACCTCTTCGCCCTCGTCCTTCTCGATGACCTCGCCGTCCCTGTCGAGCCTGATGCCCATGTCGGTCTGGTCATGCGGCTCCGGCTCGAGGCTCTCGGTGATGGTCACCTCGGTGCGGAAGCTGCGCTTGCGACCAAGCACCTTGTTCCACATGATGTCAGGGAACATGCGCTCAAGCACAGGACGAAGCAGGATCTTGATTAGCTTGTCCTGACCTTGGGTCCAACGGACGAACGGGATGCCCTTGCTCATGGCAAGCTCGGCATCTGACTTGTTCTCCGCGATGTAAAGTCTTGGCAACTTGATGCCATCTATCATGACACGCTGAAGCATGTCATCCTCCTCTCTTCATATGACACATGCATCGTAGCATGTGCATCGGACACTAAAAGACTATGTCCTCCTTCTCCTCTTGTTCCTCTATTTCCATATTGGACAGCTGCTTTGCGATCTGCTCCCACTCGGGCAGGCCCTGCAGCATGGTCAGCATCTCATCCATCGTGCAGTCCTCGAAGCTGAAGTCCTCTGGGATGTCCTCGAATATGCCGTCACCTGCAAGCTGGCTCTTCTCGACCATCCTGGTGACAGCCTTGCGGACCTGCTGCTCGGGGGTGTCTACCTTGGCGTCACGCCTCTGGCGTGCGAGCAGTATCTCTCCGCCGATCGTCGAGCCCCAGATGTCATTGATGACCTGGGCTACGCTCGTCGCCTGCTCCTCCGTCTCAGCAGCGTCGATCCACATGCACAGCTTGGTGAGCGAGCGTGGCGTCAGGAAGTTGTAGTCGCCTCCCTTGTCGGTCAGCTTGTTGAGCAAGGTGCCTGGCATTTCCATGCCGGTCAGCTTCTTGATGTAGTCACCGGTCTGCTTGTAGTCGACAAAGAACCTCTGGAACATAAAGCGCTGCCTGATGTTCCCCTTCAACTGCTCAGGTGGAATTGTGTCGTTGGTCGCTGCTATGATCTGGATGTCAGGTAATGGCGTGCCATCTGCCATCTCCCTGCTCTCGATGACAGTGAGCAGGGTGGACAGCACGAACTGGTCAGCCTCGAGCAGCTCGTCCAGGAACAGGATGTCCCCGTCCTCAAGCGAGCTGAGCTGCATCGAGTTGTAGATGTCCATGCTGCGATGCTCGTGGTCTGGCATGGTCATGCCAACCGTCTCGCTCGGGATGCAGCGGCTGGCCACGATCTTCACCACCTTGCCGCAGCCGTGTGTCTTGGCATGCCGTTCGACTGCGGCGGTCTTGCCAATTCCCGGTGGGCCAACAAGGCACGGCACGATCTCGCTGCGCAGCAGCCAGGCTGCGTCAAGCAGCCTGACCATCTTCTCGAACTCCGTCATCTGGTCTCCTTCCTACCCTCGCTTCTCGACGAACACGGTGGTGTGGTTCACCACTCCGACGTAGAGGCAGCCGTACCTCTCGTTCCTCTTGATGACCTGCTTGATCGTGGCGGCCAGGCTGTAGGCACGCTTGGTGTCCTCGACGTTCAGGACGTAGATGCCACCGGTCTTGCGCACCTCGGTGAGCAGTGGGTCATAGATGCTCCTGCCCTTCGGTGCAGGAATCTTGCTTACCTTCTTGAATCCCATGAGGTTGACTGCCATCTCTACACCTCCGCAACGACGAGCCGAGCCTCGGTCTCGAGGCGGGTGACGTTGATGCGCATGCGCTTAATGGCGTCCTCGAGATCAGCCTCGTCATTGGTACGGGCATAGGAGCAGACCTCATTGATGCAGGCGCGGAGCGCCGTGGCCCTGCTGGTCATGCGACCAGGGACAATGTTGATGTTGGTAACGGTAGTGGCCATTCTCTCTCTCGCTTTCTCTTTGGCTCACTAGGACCTTACTAGGACCTACTAGGACAGGTTGTTCTTCTTGAATCGATGGTCGATAATGAATGCCTTCATAGACTCTGCCTTCCGACACATGAGGCTGGCGTCGCGGACCAGGTTGGCGTCGCCGCCTGCAAGCGTAAGCAGGTCCTCGGCAAGGCTGACCCCGCAGTGGATGTCCGCTGCGAGGTCGTTGACCTTACGCTTGTAACTCTCGAAATCCATATTCACCTCCTTCCTACAAAGTCGAAACGATGTAATCCAGGATCCTGGTCATCAGCACATAGCCAATGACCATGGCAATGCCGGTAAGGGCAGCTGTGTTGACCACAGCCACACCTGTGTCCCGATCCATCATCAATGCGCAAGCCACGATAGTTGCAGCTATCGTGGCAAGCACAGCGAACATAGCCATGATGACTATGTCAACTCCTAGTACAAGCATCGCATGTCCTCCTCGCTTATCTTTCCTTCCTCAACCAACTGCTGATACCAGGCGTCCAGCCAGGCATCGTTGTCCCAGGGATCGGCAGGCTCCTGGTCCTTCTTGTAGGTGACAGAGACCTTGATCTCCGTCACGGACATTGCCTCGGTCGCAGAGAGATCCAACTCCTCTGCGACTGCGATGGCAATGTCACGAATAGATGCCGACTTGATTGTCGTTGCACTCATGTCTGTCTCCTCTCTCTAAGTGCAAGCGATATCCATATGTGACAGACTGCCCGCTCATGTGCGAACGGGTAGCCTGTCATGCATGGTTACTAGATGCCGTTGGCGATCTTGTCGTATTCGTAAGCCAACGTTTCGTACATGAAGGCCTCTGCATTCATGGACTTCTCGTTAAAGCCCATGGCCTTCAGTTCCGCAGCTAATGACATGAATGCCATGACCTCGGGAAGATCTTCTGCAACAAAGCCATTACGAGGGTCAATGCCTATACCAATATTGAGTTCGGCATAGTCGTCGAGGTCCTGGTCAGTAATGACTGGGCCGACAGCAGTACGGCTTTCGATATAGACGTTGAGCCCATTGCTCTCGCACTCGCAGCAGAAGTCATCTGCTGCAAAGAACGAAGTGAACGACTTCAGTGATGTGTTGTCATCGACTACCAACTGGTACACCTCCTTGACATGATAGACATTTGCCAGAACCAAACCCTGATTACCCATGGTTGCTTCCTTCCTAATGGGTGATAGCTGTGCCTGTCTCCCTGGTAAGCGGGAGACTCAAGGACACAAGGGGGCTGGGCGGAGTCCATGTTGTGTGACAGCCAATGATGTCATTCACTCCGAATGCTGTGTGGCTAAGGCATTCCTCGTTTGTCTCCATTGCTTCACAGTCAATGCCTATGTCACCCGTTCTCACCCCCGCCTCATCGAAGCAAAAAAAAGAGGAGGACCGAAGTCCTCCTCTTGGCGCTAGTCGATGATGTCGACATGCGCACGGCGAGAGTCGTCGCGCCAGAAGTGGCACTGCGACTTGAAGACGTCACCAAGGCTCTTGCCCTTGGTGATGACGTTGACGCCAAGCTCGCTCTTGCCGTCAACGAGGTGGCCAGGCCAACGCCAGGCAACCTCCACGCCATCCTCGTCCACGACGATGGCCTTCCAGCCGGTCGGGACCTCGACCGTCTGCTCCTCACCGAGAGTGATCTCGGTGGTCTCCTCCAGCTCCTGCTCAGCAGGAGACTTGAGGTCGACGAGGAGACCGACAACGTCGGCGACGAAGCTCGTCGTCCCAGCGCTAGCGACGGACAGATACTTGGTGTAGGATGCGCTCCTACCAGCGTTCGATGCCTTCATGGCATCTCCTTTCTCTACGGTGTAACCCTTTGTTACACTCACAAACACAAGGGCGTTGCTGTGTTTGCGTAGAGAAATGGAGGCGGGGGTGAGAACGGGGCATTGGGTGGCTGTGTACCCAGAGGCAGTTTGACTCTTGGAACACAACCGCGAGATGCCGCACAGTGGACAAGCCAGTCTCGCTAGGGCGAGACGTGCGGCACTGCGCGTCAGCTTCCTGCCAATGCCCCCACACCCCACCAATGATTGCCAAGGAAACATTGATATGAATGTCAATGGTCAATGCTTGCTTCGCAATCATATCTATATAGTATATGGGGGTATAGGTATATTAGGATGTAATGGTATTTGGGTATGTGTGAAGTTCCCCCGCGAAAAATCCCCCCATCCCCCAAAGTTCGCGTGGTCACATGGATATAGAGATAATCGGGGGTGTAACAGCAATCAGCAGATGCCATGGGAAGCTAGGTTCCCGACTGCGACCAGATGCGATCACAGGTAACCAAAGTCTACCCACGCATTAGCGCCTCTGGCCTCGCACAGCGGATCGGGGACATCATATCCCCAATGGAGGCTAGCGTCGCCGGGGCAGCTGGGTAGATAGTGTCTAAACATCTCTTATCGCTGCCAGAAGATCGGTAAGCTAGGTAATATGCTTAGTGATATAAGCAGATGTTACCTTCAGCCTTGCTTGGTCCCCTAGTGCATTCAACTTACCACAAGTCAATGATAAAACATAGAAAAAACATGAATATATGTATACGTGCTTGCTTTTTGATAAGATCCCCCTATGAATAGGGAAGAAAGGAGCCGTAATGGATATGCTTGACTTATCAGCGCTGACGGAGGCCATAAGCACGGACAGGCAGCGAGGTGATCCTGACCTTGACCCGATCATCGACCGTCTCCGTGACGATGACGCGCTCGAGGTCCCCATAGAGCTGACCGACCTCGACCTCTGGTCCAACTACATGAATGACGACCTGTACGAGATGGACGTCAAGGTCCGAGAGTTCCTCAAGCGCACCCGCTATCAGAGGCAGGCCAAGGGTGGCTATCGGACGACCGCCTCGGTGGTCTTCGCATGGATCTACGGCCGCCAGCCGGAGGCAAGGGACGGAGCAGCTTGCCGACTTCTGCACCAGCTGCTCAAGTACTACTGCACCTCATACACTGGCGCCACCACGTTCCATGGCAAGCCGGTCACCCGCGTCTATCGGTTCTCGAAGTTCTCTGGCAACGCCAAGCGCCCGTATTCCCTGAAGCTGCGCATGGAGGAGGCGAACGGTGGCAACGTCTTCAAGTCAGGCCCTAATTCCGGTGTCGACAAGCGGACTCACGGTAGACGAGCAGATAGCAAGGATGGCAAACGCAAGGATGTCTGACGTGGTCATGATGTCCGAGGGAATGCGCCCGAGGATCGGTCCTGACTCGCACAGCGGAACGGCGTCAGCGGCGACCTACCTCGTGTGTCGGCTGTTCACCGACGCGATCTTCAGCGAGGACATCAGGGCGATCCAGCTCATCATCAACCGCGTCGATGGCGGCCTGCCCAAGGACGTCGAGGTCGATGACTACCAGACCCAGTTCTCCGACTGCCTCAACAGGATCATGGCGGTGACCGATGGCAGCCAGCTCAAGGTGCTTCCCGACGACACGGTCATGATGGCCCTCTGCAAGGCGCTGTATGCCCTGGCTACCCAGGACATCTACTGGGACGCCGACAGGGGCCGCATGCGTCGTCCCAGCACCGAGAAGAAGCAGGAGCGCGACGCTGCGATGAGGATGGTCCTTGAGCGCACTGGCGGCCGCAAGACGCTCGTGATTGCCAACAGGGCAATCGAGGAGGTCGAGGAGGCCGACTGGATCTCCTCGCTGCCATCTGGTGTATAATCTGAGTCAGCCCCGGGAGGCCCCACGGATGCGTCCGATGGGGCTTTTTTCTTGCATATTCACGCCATGTTGGTTAACAGATTGTGGTATACTGTTCCTCGGAGGAAAGAGGAAAGGAGTGCCACATGGCATCGCTTGACAGGTTGCGGACGTTGGACGAGTGGCTGTTCGCGCAGACCGACGCCGACCGCGTGTGCGTCAACAGGTTTCATGACATAGCAGAGAGGGTGTACGAGGGCTACTCGGAGCTTGACCCCATGGCCCCGGACGACGACGACTACCGCACCAAGGTCGCCCAGCTGATGAGGGCCAGGCTCGTGTTGCTCGGCGGGGACGTGATCTACGTCCGCGAGGGCGACACGTTGCATACCCTGGGCGACTCGATCGACCTGCTCAGCTACTACATGCATACGGACTCCAAGGAGGCGAGGAAGGCCATGGACCTCCTGGAGACGAACTTCCAGGGGTACTTCCCGGTGACCGACGGGCTGGTGTGGCGCGACGTCATGCGCATCGATTACCCTGACGGCAGGAGCTGTTACGTCAACCTGCGCACGCTGCAGGACGCCAAGCGCGACCCATGGGAGTCCAGGGAGAGCTATCCCGAGTTCGGCGTCAGCAGGGTCAACCCGGCGAACTATGGTCCCATCAGCAGGTTCTTTGGCATCTTGAACGCTGCTGTCGACGAGGACTTCTTCTTCGAGAAGACCATGATGTATCACTTCAACCAGCCATACAGGGAGAAGAGCCATGTTCTGGTCGGCGGTGGCGGCAACGGCAAGTCTATGTTTATGGGCCTGGTCAGGCGCCTGTATGGTGACTTTGCTCTCACTGACGCCCCTCAACCCAACTTCACGGGCCATGCGGCTGCGGTTATTGCTTATAACTTCATTGGTAAACGCGTGGTCACTTTCAACGACGTTGGCGATCCTAGCGTCAAGTTCCTGGAGTGGATGAAGCGCATGATCACCGGCAACCTGGAGGTCAAGACCCCTAACGGCGCATGGCTCTCGGTGCCGTGCAACGCGAACTTCATGATGGAGACCAACCATGCCCCGCAGATCCTAAGCATGGAGGCGCATCGCCGCAGGTTCGTCATCCGCCAGTTCGACCCCGACTTCAGGTTGAAGGACTGGATCGGCGACCGCGACCTCGACAGGCTCGGAGACCGTGGCGACATAACCGCAGCCGACCTCGTCAACTACATGCTGACCATCCGTGACAAGGTCGGCAACTGGGCATCGTTTGGCGAGGAACCGCAGGACCTTGACTGGTGCGAGGAGGAGGTAGCAGAGTGAACAGCGGCAGGATGGAAGACGGGACTCCGTGGGTTGCCATTGACGCCAATGACCCGGAGGCAGAGGAGTTCATAGTCCATTGCGAGTGCGAGGAATGCGGCAAGATGCACTACTTCAACTTCTGGGACATGTTCAGCGGTAAGGAGATCACTTGTGAGCATTGCGGTCACAAGAGTGTCGCAAAGAGGCAGAGGCTAGTCGACGGGGAATGGGTGGAGATATGACCATGTCTGAGCAGGTTGCTGACGAGCTCTATGGCTTGCATTGTGACATCGGTAGGTTGGAGCAGGAGAACGCCAAGCTGCGGGAGCTGGCGCATGACCTCCTGCAACTGATCATGGCCGAGGGGTTCGACTGTTACGGATGCGTCTACGAGGACGAGTGTGAGGGCATGCGATACATGGAAAGGTGCAGGCTCTTGGACCGGGCATGCGAGCTGGGGGTGGAAAGATGATGGTATACGAATGTCTGCAGAGGCTTATGGCCGACAAGGGCCTCACGCAGTCACAGATGGCAAAACGCCTTGGAATCAGCAGGACGCGCATGCACAACTGGTACTGGGGCATCAACAGCATAAGCATCGAGAACCTTAGGATGATCAAGGGCGTCCTGAGGTGCGAGTGGGAAGACCTGCTTGGGAGGTGACAGCCCGTGAACGGCACGCAGAGGGCCAGGATATCCGACAGCTTCTATGCCTCCACGATGACCAAGCGTGACCTGTGCAATAAGATCGCATGGCTCATGTCGGAGATAGAGGACCTGAAGGGAGAGGCATATGGCCTGAGATGCACGATCGGAAGCATGGAGATGGAGATCTCCGAGCTAAAGGGAAAGGAAGGGGACAGGTGACTTTCGTTGAGGAGCTGGCATCGAACATACGTGACGCACGGAAGGCGGCCGGCATGACCCAGAGCGACCTCGCACAGATGATCGGATGCACGCCGAACTGTGTGAGCCTCTATGAGACTGCCAGAAGGATGCCAAACCTGCGGACCATGTCGATGATGTCAAACGCGCTTGGGGCAAGTCTTGAGGCATTGATACCAAGTGAGCCATATGACATGCCAACAGATGAGAACCAGATAGACATATTTGACTTGATAAGGAAGTAGATGATGAGAGACTACATGCGAGTTGTCCTTGATGATGATGCCATCATGCCCGAGCGGGCACATGAGCTTGATGCCGGGCTTGACCTGTTCACTCCGGTCGACTTCACGGTACCGGTACATGGCTTCGCCTTCGTCGACACCGGCGTCCATGTCGAGCTCCCGTGGAGCACGTGCGGACACGTCTGCTCCAAGAGCGGCCTCAACCGCAATTTCGGCATCACTGCCGACGGCACCGTGGACGAGGGATACACCGGTCCGATCGGTGTGACACTGCACAACGATGGTGACGAGGACTACCATTTTGTCCGTGGCAACAAGGTTGCGCAGCTGGTGATCGAGGAGATCCGTCGCCCGATGCCAATCCAGGTCAGCGAGATCGGCGGCGGCCCCCGTGGTGACAATGGCTATGGAAGCACCGGTGAGTAATCATGGGTGCGCTTAGTGACAGCCTGCGTAACCTTGCCGAGCGTCGTGGGCTCAGGTACGACTGCGGCTATGTGATCGACGGGCTCAGGGTGAACGAGGACACGGTGACCGAGATCTGGCCGCTGCCACGCAGGAAGTTGAGGACCCTGACTTTCATGGAGGACGACGGCAAGCTTTACTGCGATGACGGCCTCACGGTGGAGCAGGCGTTCTCCTGCGTCCTTGTGGCCATGGCCGATGGGACCGCACAGTGAGCAAGCCAGACTGGCTCGTCGACCGCGAGAGGGCGAGGATAGACGTCCTGAAGTTCCGAAGATGCATCAACTGCGACGCTGGCGGGGACCTGTGCGGACAGACGAACTACATCCCCAAGGTCGGCAGGCTCAACATGTACCGATGCAGGAGGCATCCGACTGTCAAGTTCTACCGCGAGACATACGCATGCGAGGACTTCAGGCCGCGCAGGTAGCAGGTCCCCTTCGATGATATAATCCGACACAGGACATCATCGAAGGGGACTATCATGCCTAAACCAGTAAAGGTGGATCCTGGCGACAGGGGAATGATAAGCCAGGCGACTGGCAAGGCTGTAAAGAGGGCAGCAAATCCGTTTGCCGAGTCTGCCGCAAATATATTGCGTAACAGGCCTGCACCTGCGTCATCAAAGGCGTCGCCGAATGCAACAAGTTCTGATTCAAATACACGGCTTCGAGGAATTGGTAGAAATAGATATACCGGAATATCTGGTGGCACTCCTGTCACATTGGAATCCAATCAACCTCAGCAATCGTGGTCACCAATCTATGGCTCATTGCTTGACAACAATGCAACAAAACCTGATGAACCAAAGTCATATTGGGACTATATGCAAGAAGGAAATGGCAATTCTGGTTATACCAACAACCAGGACACCGATCAGCAGTCGGAGGAATCTTCTGAACTTGCATCTGAAGTCAAAGTCAAATCCTCGTCTATGGACAAGAATGAGCCTGTTGACTGGAACGAGATATACGAAAAGGATATGACCAGTCAAGGCCTATCCACTGACTACATCAATAAGGTGCTCAAAGAAACAAATGGTGTTAGTGTCGCACTTGATGAGAACAATGGCCTTGAAAAGAAATGGCGTCAGGATCTGATGGATCCTCTTACCACGACAGTCGATGATGGCACCATGGACAGGCCTCATCTGCTGTCAGATTGGATGACTGGTAAGCAGTATTACCATTACGTGCATGACCTTGGAATACCGGGTATGCCTGAAGATCAGATTGATATAAGTGACAGGGGCAGATATTCCAAGACGCAGGAGCGCCAGAACAACGGGTTCCAACCATATATTCCGAATAGCATTTATGAAATTGGCTTGTCTGTTCCCAGTCTTGGTTCCGTCGCACGGACATTTGACGAGTACCTGTCAAATCTCAGGACAAATGGCTTTCTGAATGACGTTGACTATCAGATAACTACAGATACTGGTCATGGCGTAAAGAGCTTCTCCGGTAGGGATTTTGACAAGATGTCGAATGGCTATGCAAGCCAAACCGAAGATCTTAAGGAGAGGGCACGCAAGGGTGATCCTGATGCAATGTCAATCCTCTTAAATGCAGAGAATCAAACGTCTCCATATACGACAATGGTACGCGAGCGAGAGCTTCCCGACGGAACCAAGCATTATGGTGTCGTCACCGAAGAAAGAGGCGTAAATGATCTCGCTAATGAGGATGTGTTCAATGATCTCGTATGGTGGGGAATAGACGAAGACACGACTGCAAGCTATCCTGATGAAAACGGGATGAGTACATATGGCAATGTGACACTCAAATTTGACAAGAACAACAACATCTTGTCTGGAACGTTGCATACAAAGGATGGATTTGATCTTAATGTCAAACCGTCTTCAGATGGCAGCGGTAGCTTTCAGCTTGTGACTGATGATGACGCATTTGACAAGTGGTGGGATAGCCATAATAGTGGTGACGTATATGTTGCCTTTTCTGATGGATCTTCTGCAGTGGTCTCGGCTGAAGATATCGATAAGGCAATGAAAAAAAATCCAGGTAAAGACTGGATCAAAGATACGCTGGTTTCGTATGATAATACCAGTCTCAAGGATATCGATGGTTTCGATCCAAATAGTCTGACTGTTGGCAATCCTACCAGACTTGGAGATAATCTTTACGAAGACGGATCTGAGATTGGCATGATGTATGTGCCAGATATGGTCTTGTCTGATGGCACACCTATATCACGAAATGTCGTTCTCAAGATAGCAAACGATGACAATCCAGATGACTCTGACAAAGATGGAATAGCATATGACTTCGAGTTGTCTGGGCTTAATCCACGTAGGCTACCATTTCCATTTTCAATTCCGGCTATTGCCTCCAATCCATTTCTCACCTTTACCGATTCCAGGCCAAGGCGCCTTATGCATGACGAGATCATTGATGAGGATGGTCCACATTTTGGAGCGATAGAGACTCCGGACTGGCTGGCTGATGCGGCTCTTGATTCGATTCCGCTGATGATTCCAGGGTATCGATGGTTTGATGCCGGTGCCAAGGCCATGCCGTATGCTGCCAGTGTGGAGAGCTCGGCTGGTGATGAATATGGAAGGTATCAAGATACCGGGAACGAATCTGGTTCCGAAGAGGACGCAATGAAAATGGCTGCGACTCTATTCGGCCCGAAACTCGAGGATCTCGCGGGATTGAGCCATGATCAGCCACTTCTGGATCCAATGGTCGAGAAACTGATTGGCAAGAACTTTGCCGAGGGAACTCTTCCCAATCTATTGCTAAGCAAGGGATGGGACTCAGTTGGTGAAGGATTGGAAGAAGTTGTTGGCAACTATGTCGACGAGCCAAATATATATGGACTTAGGAATGCATGGGCAAATCCGATCAGCTATCCATATGCAGGCATGGGTGGCGTATATGATAGTGACCATAACTTGCTGTATGAGATCGGTGATGACGTAGGCAGTGACGAGCTGTCATCTATCTATAATGACATGATAGAGAATCATGGTAAGAATGGTCAGCTTCCAATACTTTACGATGAAAACGGAAGGGAATTCAGAGATCCCAACACACCTGTCATTGATCGTTTTAAAAATGCATTCGCCCCGACACCTGATCATTGGAGGGATACGGCAAATGCCGCTCTTGGTGGAGGAGGCGTAAGTCTGCTGTATAGCATGCCTGAGCTGATGTATGGACTAGGTAGCAATCTCATGACCCGAAAGAACAAGAATCGAAACGAGAACTTCTCGACAGACGAGTGGGAGATTGGTACCAACAGCAATGACGTCGGCAGTTCGAGCGACGAGATTTATGTTCCTGAGTCTTTGAAGTCTGATAGAATTTCTTCTAATGATTACAGGATTAGTCCTGGAGCTCCGATTAGGTTCAAGGAGTAGTTAGATGCCATCCAATACCAATATTCATTCAGATCCAAGCGTAAATATCAATCCGAACTTCGATCTGAATTTTGATTGGAGTTCCACATGGCGCCATCCCAATAACGAGGCGACTGACACACGCGATACAAGTGGCAACGTCGTTGGACCTACTGTTCCAATCTGGAATGCCCCACAATGGAGCTCACAGACTCAGGAGTACATACGAAACAGCTCCTATCCTTCATATGATTCCGGTTCATGGTGGCGAGAGCAGCAGGCTGCCGCTGCTGCTGCCGCTGCTGCTGCAAAAGAGGCAGCAGACATCAAATCCCGTCAGCAAGACGAGCGGAGCAGGCTTGAGGAACTGATGGGCAAGGCCAACCCGTCTGTCGAGTCAAAGACCCCGGTTGGCATCATAAATGGCGAAACGGCCGATCACACTCGCATCGTTGGGCAACAACCTCGCTCGACCGACAGTGTTACAGTATCGGCTGAAGACGTCTCCGGCTATCATCGTGATGCTCCTCGTCCTGTGACGGGTGAGCCGATTCGTCCATTTGTCCAGGAATCCGTCAATGCCATTGAAAGTGACATTGATGTCACTGATGACTCTGAGATCGAATATGAGAACGACAAGCGAGAGAGGGTCAAGAGGACTAGCTATGACTCTGCCTCACACGATGCCAGGCGTTCTCAGGACATGCACGATGAGGCCGTGCGAAAGGATAATGTCAAAAAGGTACCTGTAGCATACAGGGAGCATGACGAGAACAATTCCCCTAGCGACAAGCCGAATGCATTCAAGACGCTTGTGACTGACACGTTCGAGAGGAACACCAGGAACTCCCGCAACGTCCTCTCAAATCGTCGTTCCGCCAGCCAGAAGAAGTATGTGGAGAGAAGGTTCTCTGCCAATTTCAAAAGCAGGATGAGGGGCAACGGCTTCTTCGCACAGATGGTGCAGGCCCCCAATCGCGACCTTGGGTTGCATCAGATCGGCGTCGGTTGGCGTGAAGTCGTCGCACTTGTCGAGCAGGCACCGGAGGTGTTTGAGCAGCTGCTTCGTGACAGTGGCTGCGTCTTTGACACGATTGTCCCCGAACCTGGCGAGCGCGTCGACATCGACAAGATCAGGGCAATAGTCAACACTGCTGAGAATGGCGTATGGGTTGCTGTGTCGAAGTCGCCCGAGGTCGATGTCCTTGATATCGAGAGGATGCAGCTCGTTATTCTGGATGACATGGAACGCGGCCTTGCATTCCATCCGATTATTGCTCCCATGTTCAACGCCGACTTTGATGGCGACCAGGCATTCGTGTTCTTCAACAAATGGATCGCCGATCATGCCAACACGGTCATGGACTATATTGTCAACTGGGAGGGACGGACGAATCTCTCGGGTGACTGGATTCCGTCTGTCGGTCTTGCCAAGGGCACCGATGTCAAGAAGTATGTCAGGGAGAAGATCTTCTGGCAGTTTGGCAACATGGGGTTTGATATCGATGGGATCGTCAACGCGATGGCCAACATTCTCGAGAACGAGTTCTCGGATGACAAGATGGCCATGTGGGTCAACCTGTTCCGAGCCGCCCGACAGATGGCTGGCGACAACGACATCGTCATGTCAAGGGTGATACGTGCGGCCTATGACTTCGTTCGCACACAAGCGAACGACAATCTTTTGCACATTGCTGGTCGACCCATTGAGTCCAACAACTTCGCTCAGCCAAGGACAGACGAGGACTGGCGTCTCTTTGATGTCATGGAATACTACATGGAGGCAGAGCTGCCGAACAACTGGCAGGCCTTCAGGCGCCTGTTCCATTCTTTCCCGGGAAACATAAAGGGCAAGAATCCTCCCTTCCGCTTCAATGGTGACATTGGCAGGTCATTTGCAATAGACGATCGCATTCGCACTGAAATGAAGAGCCTCTACAACGAGGAAGGCGACTATTACGAGGTATCCACTGATGAGCAGTGGAAGATCTTCCACAAGATGACAGCAAAGTATATCGCCTCCCGCAAGATGGCTGTCCAGAAGGAACGTGACGAGCGTTGGCAGGCGGCGAGGGATGCCTTTCGCAGCCGTGTGGTTCGCAGGATGGCATATCTCATCGATCCTGACAGCATGGATCTCTATGCGAAGAACGTCGATTTCAGCAAGGGCTATCCCAATCCGAAGAGGGGATTGGACTTTGACTTCATCGAGCTCTTCACAAGGGCATACAACATTGAGGTCTCGAATGCCAATCAGGCTGATGCCAAGTTTGCTGACAGGTTCGGACATGTCGAATGGGGCGAGCAGAAGCTCATAGAGGTTGACAGGAACGGGCTTCCTGTCGATCCAGCATCCCTTGCCGAGCCACTTCTTTCCGTCTATCCCGACCTGACAATTGACAATGCGTTTGTGTTCGTCGAGGACAGGACCTCTGATCCCAGGTGGATAGGCAATCCAAATCACATTGATAGCAAGGACCTGCATTCGTATGAGAACGAGTCCGGTGTAATTGGTGAGAACAGCAAGAATCTCAAGACCAAGTACTGGATGATGAAGAGTAAGTACAGCGGCTACAGCCTCCTGAAGTTCTCTCGCAGGAACAACATTATATGGAGCCAAAGCAAGGCGACTGCCACTACGTCTGCGAAGAAGGGCTCCAACGCAGGCAAGGTAACCGCGAGCGTCCATACGAAGTACTCTGACATCAAGGGCAGCAACAGCAACGCGATGCTCCAGTATTGCCTCATGCTTGCCATAGCCGACAAGAAGACGGCTGCTGCATCCACGTTCCAGACTGGGCTCATCGGCAACCCATATGACAGGGGCACACGACAAATCACGCATCGAGGCTGGTTCAAGTATTACAATCCGACCAATACGAAGTATAGGCGTGCTGGCGCGGAGATACGATATGTGTCTGTCGAAGGCAAGGATGAGGATGTAAGGCTTGGTACCCCATACCAGAAGTCTGCCTTTGACAAGTTCTCTGACCTGCTGTGCGAGATGGTTGATCTCGACAAGAAGGGAATCCAGGACAGGGCGCTCGAGATCGAGGCGATCTCGTTCGTCGTCACGGAGCTGTTCCCCGATATGGCCCACTACTTCGACATGGATACCATCGAGGGATTTGCCGAGTCTGGCTATGGTCGCATCCTCATGGAGCATGCCCGTCATGCCATGGACCGAAAGACCAAGCTCAGGGGCGACAGTCACAAACTTGTCGACTACGTAGCATCGACATGGCTGTCCATGGTGTTCGACTATGAGATGGATGACGTATATAGGAAGTCGTCCATCCTCATCAAGGCAGAGACTGCCGAGGAGATCTCGGAAAGCACCAATGCCCTTGAGTTTGCATGGAAGAAGCTCGCCAACAAGTCGGAGGTATGGGAGGGCATAGTCAGGGAGATCTACTCTGGTCATGAGGCTTGGTCTGAGCTCCAGAGGATCGCGAAGGGAAATACTGACAAGGCAAAGGAACTCCTTTATCCGGAGTATTGGAAGAACCCAAGGCACAACGACATAATCGATGTCATCCAGGACACCAACCTCCTGTTTGGCGAGAAGGTCGATATCATCACCGATGTCGTCAGGTATCAGACGAACAACCCATGGATCAACACGTTCGAGATTCCCTACGGGATGAGAATCGCTGACAACCAGCTGTATTCCATCAACAGCGCCAACCGCAAGTCTGCGATGGGGGACATAACCAACTTCTCCGATGCCTATTCCAGCTATGCAAAGACAAGTAGGGCTCTAATTCATGAAGAGGTTCGAAAGGCGGCGAATCGCTGGAACACGGCAGCAGGAAGAGGTCGACTCCTCAGGTCAATAAGGAACCTCGATCGCATGCCATGGCTTGTTCGCCGTCTCTCGGACGAGCACTATTCGTCTTCAGTTGTAGCCATCCTTGACAAGACTACTCACCAGCTGGAGAAGGGCTCACAGGCAGAGGAACCGAACAACGCCTACCAGTCCCAGGTCATCAGACACAATGACGGCCCGTATAGTGACTTGTACCAGACTGATGGTCGCGTGCTTGGAGTCATCAGCACAGAGAATGTCGGTCTGTCTGACTTCTTTAGCCTGCTTGCAAATCCTGAGAAGACCATCACTGTCTATAACCGCAGTGGTGCCATGTGCCAAGTGAATGCCTCTGCCCTGCTGTTTGGCGACTTGAACCATGACCTGTCTGACGAAGTCGAATACGAGAAGGCGCTTTGGAGGTTCCTCCTTGACAACCCGAGGATCGCTACCATGCTCAGGATGCATGAGATGTGCTCCGGAACAAAGGGAAGCGCCTGGGTTGGCGTGTCAAAGAATGGTTCCATTGGACAGATGATCGAGTTCATGGGCAATGAGAACATCGATCATATATACAACCCAATCGACCATGCGAAGTACATCACCGAGATCCATCCTGGTATGGCCAGCCTCTTGGTTCTATGTGACCCGATAGGGAACAGGACCAGCAGGATGTACCAGTCTAGCTTCGAGAAGACTAGAAACCATCTCATGTACAGAATGTGCGAGGAAGCTAGAAGGGCAAAGAGTTCCAAGGTTGGACAGGTTGTCGTCAAGGAAGACGTGTCTTCTGCTGCGATCGGCCTTCTCGGTGAGTTTGGCGTGACCGAAGACAACATGATCAGGTCGAACCGATCTGACTATCTCGAGAGGTCTGACAGGCTTGGCCTGGTCGAGACCAATAAGGCGGGATTGTCAGAGGATAGTAGCATCGCAAATGATACCGAGATCATCAAAGAGGCTCAGGATTTGTATGAGATCGCATGCGACTATGCGGCGAAATACATAGCCGAGATTGCGAACAAGGTCGACTTCTCGACTTTCCCTGGTATGGATGGGTATGATGCACCAGACGACCTTGAAAGCCGAAGTGTCGGACGTGAGTCGTTCCTGGCATTCATCGACATCAACCAGGAACTTGGCGCATCAAAGACCTCAATGTCTACCGGTGTCAATGGCATGACAACGTTCGATCATGTCGAATGGGTGCGATTTATAAATGCACAGGACCAGTACGTCGACATCGAATGGGTCATGACGTGTGCCGAGGCTGACAGCGAGTACCTGCTTGGGTTCAATGGCTCTCTTACTAGCGTGATGGACAACGACGGGAACTTCATTCCGTTCGAGGCCACTGTCAGGGAGGAGACCGACGAGAACGGAAATCCCGTCACGAGTGTCGTGACGAACTATGACATGCTTCGTGAGCTTGCCGGTGACGACGAGATCGTCATTGCCGGAAACGGCGCAAGGCTGAGGGACAAGTCCACAAGGAAGGACGGCAGGGTCATGCCTGCCCTATTCAAGCAGATGGACAGCAAGAGGTCCAAGGCATCGGAGAAGCTCAACCTCAAGCTCAAGAAGTTTGGTCTTGACGTCCTTGATTCGATCATAAAGATGGATGGCAAGTACCGCACCGACATGAGCTATTCAGAGTTGCGGAAGACGCTGAACGATCTCTATGACGAGAACGGGCATAGTCTGATGGCGACGCATCTTGCCCTTGGTCACCAGCTCTATGATGCTGCTCTCGAGCTTGGGTATGATGATTTGTCCCTGTCTGACTTTACATGCATCGCGTCTCTCATGGTGATCGTCGGTGAGGACGGAAACGTGTACATACGCTCGATCGAGCAGCTATCGAACGCGATCAGGTATGCAACGAGCAGGCTCGATCACGAACCGTCCTTCAAGGAGATGCAGGAGTTCGTGAACAGGATCGTGAATGACAATACGATCGGCAGCGGAGTCGGCATCATGACGTTCGACCCGCGCGAGACATTTGACGAATGGCAACCTGCGAAGACGGCGTCATCGACTCTTCCGACGAGGCACGTTTCATCCAACGAGACGAGAAACCATGCCATGCTCGACACCATCGAGAAGGAGCAGTATGATCCGACGAAGCCTGACTTCACTGAGGCTGATGCGAGGGAACTGAGCAACCAGATCCTTGTCTATGAGAAGAAGTCTGCCCAGACTAAAAAGACGAATGGCACCAACAAGACAGGCGATGCCAAGGCAAAGAAGCCAGTGTTTGGTGAGCCTAGGCTGAAGAGTGTCTTTGAAAGATGCCAGATGGCTAAGGACTATATTCCCATCGGAGGTGTCGGTGCCCGTAGTTCCACTTCGACTATCGGCAGTGACAACACAAAGGCCTATAGCATTGCCGAGAGGTTCCACAGCATACCTCGCAATGCAATCGGCCCAAGGTATGCATACATCATTGGCGACGGGAACTGCAGTCAGTCTGAGATCGATAGAGCTGTCAAGCTGTGCTATGACCATGGTCTTACCATGATCGTCAGCAACAGGCATGTAGAGAAGCTTGGCAACTGCAAGACGATAGGAAAGATGTCGCTCGCAAACAGCCTGATGGCTGACGCAATGGAAGCCAGCGAAAAGGGCGATGTCATCATCCCGTTCTTTGACATGAGACTTAACGGCTCCGAGGCCATGCCGGTGCAGGGCCAGGGCTCCATGTTCAATGTGAAGTCATATAGTGGCGAGTACATCGCATCATACGAGTCGAAGAGCAAGAAGCTTGGCGATGCTGTCGTAAAGATGTTCCGTCACCTTGCCAACAGAATTCGTCTAGTTGAAGAGGCTGACATGCTGATAAGCGATGACAGCCTGTTCCGCATCACATATATGAACCCCATCTTCGACAGGTGTCGGAGGACTGTGAGGGAAGCGACTCCTGAGGAAGTCGAGGAGTTCATAGTCAACAGCGGCAAGTTCCCGGTCATGGACCTTGGTGTCAACGAAAGCGACTCTGCAGAAATCCAGCAATATCTCGATGATGTCGCATGGGCAATCGAGAGGTACAGGAACCGCTGGATAATGCTTGATGGCAATGTCACTGACACCGTATCGACCGATCTTCAGCCTGGTGACATAGTCAGCTGGCAGGTCTGTGACATAACCGATCCTGACGGAAACGTCAGCCATGTGTTCGCGCCTGTCATTCCGTTCCAGCTTCATGGATCCGTCAGCGTTCCTCCGGTGTATTCCATAACTGGCATGACCCATGAGAATGGGATGATCAGCGTCCATTGGAAGAACGAGAGCGGTGCTCCCGGTAACACCGTCAAGAGCATCGACCCGATGAGCGGTGCCTCCAAGGGCGTCGCATATGCTCCAACAGACGAGTATCTTGATGTCGACGAGAATGGCATCTTTGATGATGACAGAGTGGTCCTCAAGACCGGTACCATGATGGATCTTGCCATGGAAGAGGCAGCCACCAGCAGTCGCAAGGAGGGCACCGACAAAAGGCTGAAGACGCTCGTCACTCTCATGGTCGAGCTGAGGAAGCTCGGTTTCAACTATGGAAATGTCGAAGGTGCGTTCCCTGGACGCTCTGACATAGCCGAGCGCCTTGGGATCGGCAAATATTCCAAGGAGGTCCGTGAGGACGAGGAGGGCAACCAGGTCGAGGTGCAGACTGGTCGCATCACCAGGTCGGAGTGGAAGGAGCTCCTTGAGGACCCCGACTTCAGGTTCCACGAGACGGACCAAAGGATCGAGAGGTTCCTTCGCGTCGAGTGCTCGAAGTTCATGGATGCTGGTTGGAACCCATCCGATTTCATGTCCAACCTTCTCGACTATGATGATGGCAATGGCATCAGGAACTCCGGTCGCATGTGGGAGTTCGAGACGACACTCGACCCACGCCTTGACTATGAGAACGACCTTCTGCACTTCTTCCATACCGTCGACAACAGGTTCTGTCCCGATGGCATAGATGACATGGCAGAGGAAACCGACTCTGGTGAGCGCTACTACTTCAGGATGTGGCGTGATGACATGACCGGAAACTCCGAGGGCTATGACAAGGGACAGGTCCAGATGGAGGTTCCTGTAAAGGACTCGTCCGGACAATGGTATGACCTTTGGCACAATGTCTATGTCGGCCGAGGCTTCTTTGCAAAGCAGACCAGCATGCTTGGCAGGCCAAACATCTCGACCTCAACGTTCAATCCGAGTGCTGCCCATGCGATGGCATACACCCATTATGGCATGTCGTTTGGCAGGCGACTCGAGTCGCACATGTTGAACTGGGCACTTTCCAACATGCGCTCGAACTGGTCAAAGCGTGGTGGCATCCTTGATGAGTCGGCACCGACTCCAAACGATGTCGATGAGTCACGTGAGACACATGCCCCCGATGATGCAGGTGTCTCGAATGCTGGACCTACCAATGCCGCAGGTGTGCCAAATGTCGATGTTGATGCAATCGGCACTGAGGCAGAGGGTGCAGCCAGTAGTGACAACGCCACCGTCTCTGGAGGCCTTGGCTCAGGCATCCCGGCAAGGGACATGTCACCAATGAAGCGCTTCTTTGGCAACTATTCTCCCATTATCGATGCCGCCTACAGGCAGGCCGAAAGAGAACAGAAGTCCCGTGATCAGAAGTCTCGTAACAACAGGAGCCGTCAGGTCATTGACGAGGGCAAACTGAACGAGGCCAAGAGGAACTTTGTCAGCGGCAACTATGTCAACGAGTCCGTTGCCGACTATCTTGGCGTCACTTCTGAGGAACTTGAGTTCTACAAGGACATCGCAACCGATCAGCTTGAGAATCAGCTTGGCATTACCAAGGATGACACTGCTGCATATATCGAGGACTATCCGATGATCCTCCAGGATCTCGAGGACTACCTTGCGGGAATCGGCATTGACCCTGATGACATCAATGACGTCAAGCAGAGGTTTGCCCGCATAGGCGCACACAAGAAGAAATATGGTGACATGTCCTCTGTTGGCAGGGGCGTCTACGATATAGACTTCGACAACTATGACTTCACCGGAAAGCCCATTGTGTCTCCGATTGCCATGGATGTCATCAATGGTAATGTGTCCGAGACCGTGCGCAACAACTACATCTTCGAGGTCGAGAAAAAGCTGGCAGAAGACGAGGGACGCCTTGACGAATGGTTGGCCTATTGGTCTGGCGAATCTCTGAGAGATCAGCTCGACGACCAGATCAACGGTTATGACGACCTCGCAGAATACCTCATTGGCCTTCGCGACAAGGGCGTGAGGACAACCATCAGCGATGTCAGGAAGACCGAGAATGACGCAAGGATCGGAAGGAAGGTACAGCGCAAGGCCGAGCTTGCATACAGAAAGGATTCCATATCCGGTCTTGACGACCTGAAGACGTACCAATATACGATCTCATATTCCATGCCCGATGGACCTCTCGATGCCTTGTCGAAGATCAGGGACGACCTTGCGGCTGTCATAGACATTGCCAAGATCGAGGGTGACGACTTCTTCCCTGGCAATCCGAATGGCAACTATGGTCTCCTTCTCGAGCTGCGTGACAAGTGTGACGCGAGGGTTCAGTTCGCACTCAGGTACTCGACCAACAAGGGAGAAGCGAACGTCAAGGCCATGGAGGACCTTGACAAGATAAGGAAGCTTGTCAAGAGCGGAAAACTCAGCGGCAGCACGGCTGCCAAGAGCGATCTGGTCAATGTCATCAGCAGCATCGAGGCAACGGTTGCCGAGATAGAGGCTCTCAAGCACGAGGCAAGAAAGCTGCTCAACCGAGACATGATCGAGGACGTCACACAAAGGGTGAAGCAGGAGGCCTCTCAGAAGCTGAAGGAGAAGAGGCAGGAAGAGAGACAGAGGAAGAGGCAGGAAGAGGCCGAGGCAATCAGAAGCTCTGGAGACTGGACCAGGACCAATGTGAGGAACGGGCTCCCAAGGAAGGAAAATGGAAACATCAGGAGGAGGGTCAAGAAGGCAACGGCTGCCAGGCTCGAGAGGTCGCAGCTGCGACTTCGCAATGCCCTTCTCAACGACGACACCTCTGATCTCGAGAAGGAATATGCAAGGATGGGCCTTGCATTCATCGAGACGATAGTCAATCCCCTCAAGATAAATGTTGCCGGATTCAATGCCGAGAGTAGGACCAGGACCACTACTCGCAAAAATGGCAAGCAGAAGACGATAACGGAGACACGCCCGTCATGGGGCCTGGAAACTGACCGGTTGATTGAGAAGGCGCAGCAGTATCTCGGAACCTCTGGTGGTGCGCTTCGTGTCGCGTCGATTGCGATGTGTCGCATGGCACTTGGCATAGCTTCTGATGGAACGATATCGCATGTAAACGCAGATGACTTCGAGGTTTCCGAGAGGCAGTTTAGAGAGGTAATCAAAGACATAATCGCATATTGCCAGAAGGACATGTCTCCCACCGGTCTGTCTGACGAGGTGCGTGGCAACCCTGGCTCGAACCGTGATGCCTCTGGGGAATTCGTCGTCATTGCCGGAACCAAGCGATATCCGACATTCATGCCGTTCGACCTGTGGATGGAAATATGCTCGGATCCGACATCGAAGTTCTATGTTGAAGGCAGGAATCCGAGGGACGTCGCAAAGGAACGCTTCAAGGACGACGTCGAGTCGTGGAGGCAGAACGTACACAATGCCATTGCGGCGGAAGGTGACATTGATCAGCTGATTGCGATAGACAACATCGCAAAGGCAGTGATGTCCATGAGTAACGATGTGACGGACATCAGCCTCCCCGAGATAAAAGTGGCGTTCGACCTCGAGACGATCACTGCCGATGCCCTGAGGTCCGACGACCCTGACATATACGTCCCGCTCGAGTGGATGCGCCAGCAGATCACCAAGGGTGCAGTGCGCGAGAGCAGGAGGGACAAGTACCACGCCTGGAACGACGGCAGGACAAGGGGATTCATCCGCGGCAGGAACAGGCTTCGCAAGGGCAGCGGCTCGGCAAGCATCCCTATCATGCTGTCCAGTCCGGTCGAGGAAGGCGAGAATATCGTCAAGGGCACCGTGGCAAACGCCCTTTCCAACTATGCCGCAAGGCTTGGTGAGCGCAAAAACGGAGACTCTCAAACCAGGTTCGACTATAGTGACAGTAGATACAAGACGATTACAACCAGCCGCCAATGGTCAGAGAACTATAGGGTTCTGATTGCTCTGTATCGAATCGGTGACTGGGATCTCATCGACTTCTATCTCAACGAGAAGACCCCCGACAGCGGACGCTACGTGAACAGCAAGTTCACTGAGGCAGAACTCAACAGTTTCCTCATAAGAAACGGCTATATAAAGGCGCCGAACAATGGGAAGAGAGCCATCGACAGAGCGGCCAATGTCACAAGAGAGGCAATGGCCATGGCCGAGAAGATCATGACTGACTTTGCTACGAGCGAAGGTCTCCCAGGACTTGATGCCCAAGAGGCGCGCCTGTTTGCAAAGAATTGCATGGTCGATGCCAGGGTGCTTGAGAACGACCTTTACATGCGGACCGAGCGTGATCGCCGCCTCAATGAAGGGGGGACCTCTCCAACGAACTTTGCATATTCGGTTGACACTGCAGATGCCATTGCAACGGCAGAGACGCAGGGAACCGGTGCATTGATGAGGAAGATGATATCCACACAGAGCGGTCGTGAGGCGTTCATGTCGATGGGCTTCTATGGCGCTGGCAGGAAGAACCCCTTCACTAGCTTGATGAATCGCGTGATGTGGGACCATGGCGTCGTTGAGACCGTGATATCGATGTGCATCAACAGCTACCCGTGCTATGGAATCGGAAAGTCATTGACCCTCAATCCGATCAGCAGCACTGCTTGCTATCTTGCAACGTGTGGTTACTCTGGCCTTGGTGACATACTTGAGCGTGCTGGGGAAAACTGGAATCTCGCTCCCCTTGCGAGTGTCGGAAATGCCATGGGAAGAGCTGCTGACAATCAGATGGGTACGAGGTCTGCCGCTCTTGTGCTTGACGAGAACGGGAACATCAGGCGGAGAAGGTTCTCCCTTGTCGGCTTGAGAAAGAACGTCATATATGACGCAGTGACAGCAGGCAGCACCGTCGGCAAGATCATAATCACCATGTCAATCATACAAAGCATGGGTGGCATTGCTCCTCCTGACGATCCGCAGGACAGGCTCAACTACGAGGAATGGAAGATCGGCGGCGAAGACGGAATTCCATTCAAGCTGGCTTGGTGGCTGGATGACCTTACTGGCGTCAGCATTCCCTTTGCCGTCGGGCTGCTTGTCAACGAGGGAACATGGAACTTCAAGGATGAGGATGGCAACATCGTTCTCACTCTTACTGGCAGCGAGATGTCCTCGAAGATCATCGAGAACGGCATTGCCAGCATGAACGATGGCACCTTCGTGTTCGAGGCAATCGAGCTGTTCACCCATTGGGACGAGCATTGGCGCACTGCACTTGACATGGATGCCCTTGACAATGTCGGGAACAGGGATGGCATAGTCGCTCCGAAGAGCAAAGAGGACTGGTATGTGACGACGACGAGGAACATCCTTCTGGATCAGTTTGGTCAGATGGCCCCGGCATTCATCGACGAGATCGTACCTACTTCGCAGGACTGTGTCTATGCGGGGGAGCGCAACCAGACTAGCCCGTACCTCCAGTGGGACACCAAGGGAGGAACCATAAGCGTCGAGGAAGCCAGGAGAAAGGGACTCGTCACTGGCATAGACGACTGGCATGAGGTCTCGCTTCGTGAGATCACCAGGAAGTATTGGGTCCTTGGTCAGATAATGGACGTGATGAACTGGGGAATGAACCTGTCTGGCGCAGGATCGAACACTGGATACACATGGGCCGAGATGCCTGCCAAGGAAAGAGTGGACCAATACGCATATGCGAAGTGGAAGGACTACAGCTTCGACTTCAAGGACATTCCCAAAAAGGATATCGAGGGATACCTCACCGCACAAGGAGAGGCTGCCTACAGGCAGATCCTTGATAACTATGACAGTGCCGAGGATGCCATTGCCGATGGCTTCTACCTCTCGCATGACGCCCTTGCCAATGCAAGGTCCTATTGCGAGTCGAAGATGAACCAGCTTGAAAGTGCAAAGAACACCGCTCTTGATGACTTGAACAGCGGCCCTTGGAGAAGCGACTACTACGAGATCAAGGAGAAGATACGTCAGGAGATCCAAAGGCAATACGACGATGCCAAGAAGGTCAGTGACATCCTATGGGACCAGGACTTCCCATCCTCTGTGCCGAAGTACAGGCAGCAGACGTCAAGCTATTCGACCAGGTATGTCGACTCCGAGGGCAATCCAAGCACCTATACCCAATACCTGCTTGGGAATGCGACAAAGGAGAGGTATGCGTATGGTGACATGCCGAACCCGCTTGCGCTCTGGACTCATCCAAGGCAGCAGGACAAGCTCTGGAACTATGAGAGCCCGACATGGAACATGGTTGGCAACGATGAGACTGACCATGCCACTGCCAAGAAGATGTACCATGACATCGTGGACAACAACCTTACATACGAGCACAGGAACGGCACTGTCGAAGATCTCTCTGACACGTACTTTGGCGGCACAAGGTCTCCCAAGGGGCTGATGCTCAGCGCGGATGACCTTCCGACCACGGGTACCAGGGTTGATGTCGCAAAGCAGGATTCGCTTCCGTCATACATGAGGACCCAGGCAGATCTCGAGGACTACTACAAGAGGGCGACTGGTCTCGACTTCGGTGGTGCTGACACATTTGCCAACCCGCCTGAAAGCACGACCAATGTGTCTTCACAGAACTCAGGAAGCAATGAGTCCAACGGTTCGTCGAATGGCGACTCCACGAGTGGCTTGACTGGCATTCCAGAGATCGATGACATTCTCAGGGAATATGGGATTGTCAACGAAGATGGAACTGTCAATGGAGATGGAAGCAAGGACGATGATGGTGGTAACGGAAATAGCCGTTACAGCTATCGCTACTCTGGCAGCAGAAGCTACTATCGTGGCGGAAGTCGCGGATACAGCTATGGCGGAAGCTCCTATAACCCAAAGATCTACAGCACGTCACGCAATGTGTCTGCCAGAAGTGCGGCAGGCATGTCGACTCGCCAGCCCTACAAGGCAACGACGACTTACCTGCGTCCGGCATTTTACACTAGCGGTAGTCATAATCCATATCTGAAGATGAGCTAGGAGACCATGCGATGAATGACAAGCGCTGGAACATAGACAAGAAGTCCCTCGCATCCAAGGAGATCACGAAGATGCATGCGCGGTATGACATCGCGCGAAGCCAGATGATGCGACGGACCAATCATCATGAGCTGTATGGCCTGCTTGCCAAGAACAAGTCCATCCACGAGTGGTCTGTCAGGCGTGGCAAGACCAAGTACTTCTCCGAGGGGAGCACGCAGTACATCCTACGCAAGGTGCTGGCGAACACCATCCAGCGCGTGCCGGACGGCGAGCTCACCACGCAGTACGACCATGCGAGCAGGGAGCACGTGTTCCTCCAGTACATCTTCGAGAACAAGGTCATGACGTCGGAGATCGACGGCATCGACATGATGTCCAACCTGACCAAGGCGTTCAAGATGTCCTTCATCTACGCCTTCGCCCCGGTGCGCACTGGCTTCGAGCGGGACTACGACGACGACGCCCGCGTGAAGTTCAGTCTGGAGCAGTGGTCCGACGTCTTCGTCAATCCCGACTGCACCGACATCTGCCGGCCCACGGTCGTCTACCATCGGCAGTACATGAGCAAGGACGACGTGCTCGCCCTGCTCGACGACGATGGCAACGTTGTCGATCACACGTACAACGAGGATGTCATCCGCTGCATCATCGACGAGGACATGTTCACGGCAAGGGACTGGAACAGCGAGCCCATGGCCGACAAGATGAAGGGCGCCACCTCGATGCAGAGCATCATGCTCGTCACCGAGTACAGGCGCGGTGCCAAGGAGTTCGTCACGTTCTTCCCGGCGCTCAACGCCGAGTTCCGCAGGGTGCCGAACTACGACCCGCGCCGTGGCATCCCCTGGAACTTCCTCGTGCTGGAGCCCGACATGGACTTCCCGCTCGGCGTGAGCCAGGTGGAGTTCCTGCTCGCCGACCAGCAGTTCAACGACCTCTTCCAGACGAGCGCATACAAGAACCTCCTGCTCGCCATGGAGCCGCCGATCATGGTGGCAGGCTGGGAGACCAACCCGTCCAGCTACCGCTTCGAGCCTCGCAAGATCTGGAACCTGGGCAACAACCCGAACCAGGTCAAGGTCGAGCCCGTGAAGATCGACAACGCCGTACTCTCCAACTGGACCTCCACCCGAGAGGCTGTCGCCGCGGCCATGGTCCGCAACCTCAATGTCGCCGACGGTGAGATCGCCAAGGATGCCGGTGCCGGGTACTCAAAGACCGCTCCTGGCGTCGAGCAGCAGAACATGGAGAAGACGATCAACATCAACCAGTACCAGAAGCGCGTCGAGGGCTTCGTGCAGGAGTGGGCCGTGCAGGCTCTGAGGATGTACGTCAGCTCCATGCATGGCGAGCACAGGCTCACCGTCGACGAGGAGACGCGCCGCCGCCTCTATGACATCGGCGCGGACGACTGCATCGAGGGCGACAAGGTGGTCATCGACTTCGACTCGCTCTCGTCCGACATGCTCGAGTTCAAGGTGAGGGCAGGCTCGCTCATCCAGAAGAAGGAGGAGCAGGAGCTGGAGCGCCTGACCGCGATGGTGCAGCCGTTCATCCAGAACCTCAACGGGTGGTCCGAGGACAACCGGAGGGTCATCGAGAACGACGTCCTTCTGCCCGTCGCGATGCGCATGCTCGAGCTCTCCGACACCGACATATCCAACAGCCTCGCAGAGTCCCTGTCCACACAGATCGCGAAGAACATGATGGCGGGCATGCAGGCTCAGATCGACCAGCAGCAGGCACAGATGGACGGCATGCAGCAGCAGCTCGATGCCACCCAGCAGGCCCTGCCGCCCGAGTCCCAGGAGCAACTGGCTCAGGAGCCCATCGCCGGGTCGCCAGTCCCCATGCCGCAGGAAAGTCCTGATGTCGCTGCGGCTTCCCTTCCTTCCCCTGAGGAGGGCATGGGCAGTCTCGCCGGATCGCCCATGCCCCCCGACGGAGAAAGTGACATGACATCTAGTCCTATGACATCATATGAGGACTTGTTTGCAATTTAGTTGTGGTATTATGTCGCTGATCCGGCGACATAATGAAATAGGCTACTAGACAAGGAGACATCTCATGGCACAGCCTATCTCGCCGATGATCTGGAACAAGGCAGCAATCGAGGACAACCGCCTCCTGCCCGCCCGATACTCCATCGGCATCTTCACCGGCAAGGGCGTCAACATCGCCAACAACGACGAGGCATACGCACATGATGACATCCTCGTCTCCGACCGCATCTTCGACTACGACGACCGTCGCCTGAACGGCCTCACCGGCCCCGGCTCCTCCGAGGTCACCGGCCGCGACGGCTGGGGCGCCAGCGCCTACGGCCCGTTCCAGACGGTCCGCTTCACCCGCCGAGTCTTCACCTCCGGCCAGCACAAGTCCATCGCATGGCGCGTCTTCGACGAGAAGCAGTACCATGGCCAGATCGGCGAGTTTGGCAATGCCACCCAGTCCTATGCCTACACCGGTGGCGAGGCCTACATGTCCACCGCCGAGACCATCAACAAGGCCAAGGCCATCTGGGACAAGGAGATCCTTGGCCCGCACATCGACAAGTACAACTTCTTCGCCATCGCAAACGGTCACATCTCCGGCCGCTTCGTGCAGACGCACGCCAACGAGGGCGCCATGTTTGACTGCGATGGCGAGTGGATCGCCTCGCCCGGTCCCTACGAGGGCCTGTCCTTCCAGCCCGAGTTCGCGCCCATCAAGGCAATCGAGTGGGACTCCCTCAACGTCCGTCCCATGCTGAACGCCATCGACGTGGCCTGGACCAACCTGTTCATCCCCGAGGACAACCGCGTCATCCTGCTCGACAAGGCATACAAGGACGACCTCCTGAGCAACCTCATCGGCATCCCCGGCACCACGCCGGCCACCGACAAGGCCTATGACGCCCTGGTGGAGGGTCGCTTCGAGCGCTTCTATGGCTGGGACTTCGACTTCTCCATCCCGAGCCAGTACTACCCCAAGGTGTGGCTGGACGCCAACAACAACGTCGTCCACAGCGCCACTGGCACCGCCGCGTTCGACATGGTCATGAACTCCATCAGCGCCCCTGAGGGCGTGCTGAAGCTCCAGAACGAGCTCTCCGAGTCTGCCCGCGTGCGTGCCACCAACTACATCGGCACCTACTTCGACAACAACGCCAAGGAGTTCAAGAACGTCGTGACGAACTACCCGCTCGCCATGCCGTCTTCCGTTCCGTACTATGGTGTGCCTGTCGAGGGGCAGGAGGTCTACAACGACTCCACGCACGCATACGCCAAGCCTGTCGACTGGACCGTCTCCAGCCTCGGCGACTTCCCATGGCAGGGCTATCCTGGTCAGGGCATTCCGACGCCCACCGGTCCCGTCGGCCCGATCGTCCGTCGTCAGGTCATCGGCATGGCCGTCTACCGTCCGGCCGCTCAGCTTGGCGAGGAGTACGGTGCCATGGAGACCGATCGCGGCAAGACGCGCGGCAAGTTCACTGAGCTTGTCTTCGACGTCAAGCACGATGCCTGGGTCAT